TTTTAGCGCAAATTCTGCACGAAACGGGCGGATTAAGGTATAAAGAAGAAATAGCAAATGGTAAGGCATATGAAGGTCGAAAAGATTTAGGTAATATCGTTAAAGGTGACGGTGTTTTATTCAAAGGACGTGGCGCAATTCAATTAACTGGGCGTACTAATTACGATAAATATGGTCGGTTTATCGGTGTTGACTTACTAGCGAATCCAAAACTTGTTGCCGAAAATTATTATGTGGATGTTGCTGGGTGGTTTTGGAATAGTAAAGGCTTAAATAGCTATGCCGACAAAGACGATGTAATGATAATTACAAGACGTATAAACGGTGGTATAAATGGACTTGAGGATAGGAAATTGTGGCTATCTAAATTAAAAAAAGTTTACGGTGTGAAATAATTTAATACTTTTACAACGTGTTTTGTTTTAATGATTAAGAAAGGTTGCCGTGAGGTAGCCTTTTTTATTTGGTGGAAGTTGCTATATTTGCATTGCGATGTAGCTTCAGATGGATAGAGCAATGGTTTGTTACCGTAGGTCTGTGGTTCAAGTCCACACTTCGCTAAAATCGGTTGTCTTCGGGCAACCTTTTTTATTTCAAATAACTTTGTAGATTTGTGTAAACAAAACACAAAGCAATGATAGTTAAACCACAAGACCTAAGACTTGGCAATTTAATTCTACACGAATTATTTGGAGCAGTTGAAGTTATTGCTATTTACAAAAATTCATACGATGTAACTCGTGATGGCAAAACAAAAGAATGGTTTACTGGACTTGGGTGTAAAGGAATAGCCCTCACCGAAGAATGGATGTTGAAGGCTGGGTTTGAAATTCGTGAATCTTTATCGTACAAAGAATATTTTATAGGAACTAATGAAATTACTCACGATTGGTTGTTTTCATTAACGTGGATAAAGAACCCAGAGCGAATTGATGCTATAAATGCTCCGTTTTACAATAATGGAAGGCATACGGTGCAATACGTCCACCAACTCCAAAACATATACTTCGCATTAACGGGCAAAGAACTCGAATTTAAACTTTAAACACAAAGCAAGATGAAAGAAGTATTTGTAATTATGATTACCGTATATTCGGTTGTACTTTTATTGCTATCAATAATTATGTCAATTTTGGATTATAGTAGACATACATTCTCAAGGAGAATTTACGATATTATACAGATTATATTTTGGCCTATATTTTTACCTATTCATATTGCAAAACATTTACACTGGAAAATAAAATATGCCAATGACTAAACAAACCGCACTATCAATTATAGCCGTTATGTGGCTACTTTCAATTTTATGTGGTGGTGTTGCAGGTTTTTTCTTGTACCCTCACGTTTACCCATGCAATAGCAATGTGGGTAGCGTTGTTGTGAGCGTAACCGATTCGTTTGCACCAGCCAAAGATACAACGCCAGTAATTTGGCAACCGTTGGTAAAGAAAGTTGAAACAAGGAAGTATAAAGGTGCAACAATTATCGCAGATACTTTACGGCCGACAATAGATACTTTCGGCCACTCAACAATAGTAAGCGTTTCAGCACTTTGCCTCGACACCAACATCTACAAAAACGACACGCTATCAGTCGACAATTTCAGAGCAACGTCAACAGCATACGTTACCAATAACGAACTTATTAAACTTCAAGTCGAATGGATAAACCTAAAACCCGAACTTTGGAAGATTAAACGAGAAACGATTACCGTAGAGAAAAAACAGTCGGTCGTTAAAGTTTACACGGGGTTATACGGTGGCATATCGCTACAAAACAAAACGGTAGCTAGTTATCACGGTGGAATCGGCTTAGATGCGATTATTTCAGATCGTCATTTAATAGGTTTGCAAGGTGGGTTAAATTCTAGTTTGCAGAGCGAAATAATGATTAGATTTAGTGAGAAAATAAGATTAAAAAAATAAAACACAATGGGAGAATATAGATTATCAATTTATGCAAAGTGGCAACTAGGATTGTCAATTTCTTATGACGGGCAAATAGTAATATCTTTTCCTTTTATAGATGCACGTTTAGCTACTTCTAAACACGCAAAAGGGTTTTTAATTTTCGGATTTAGTTCAGATAGTATTTAACTCGTTTTTTCATTGGTTTTGGTTACGGGTCGGCAGTGATGCTGACCTTTTTTTGTACCAGCTAGATAATTTTTTTATATTTATTTTGTAATTACAGAAGTTTTGGTATGTTTGCAATGGATAACGTTTTGCAGCTTGGCGTTCGGTTTTTGGCTTACCGAATGTTTCAAGTTACCACTAAACTAAATAGCCAAAAACTGACGCTAAGGTGCTGTTATGCGCTGGGCAATTATTAACCGATAAACTCAATTAGAAAATGGAAACATTAGCATACCAAAAGGAAGTAAAAGCTATCAAAGAACATAGCTGTAATTTTTGCGGAACCAAAATAAACATTGGCGAGGCTTATATGAAATCAACTCATAAGCACGATGGAGATGTTTACGATTGGAAAACTCATAAATATTGTGCTGAAATAGCCGAGCAATTGAAAATGTATGATGAAGCTGATGAAGGCGTAACAATGGATGATTTTATGGAAACGATACATTGTAAGCACGATGATTTATTGATTGACCAATTGCCATTTGATAAAGAACAACCGCAAAAATTCAGCGATATTATTCAGCAATTACGCCGCGTTAAATTCAAAGATAAACTTTGGTATGTTATACGTTATTACAAGAAACTTAATAAGGAGGCAGAAACTAAGCCTTGCGCATAACGTTTTGCAAATTGGCGATGTGGCGGATTAAGGAAGCAAAATGTATCGGTTTATGACTGATTATCCAAGTACAAGACCATCATTAAATTAATAACCAAAACCGACATACCGCCAAATTGCTGTTATGCAACGGTTTTTTAACATTACGAATTATGGAAAACAAAAGAGTAGATTTTACTACTGCTAAATTAGCAAAAGAAAAAGGATTTGATTTTTACGATACTGGAGGATATTATCACATAAACGAGGGTTATTCTTCTGGTTATGCGTTTTGTTATTCCGATGTAAACGAACAAACAGAAGGTTGTTTATTATGCCCTGACCAATCATTACTGCAAAAGTGGTTAAGAGAAAAATATCAATTGTTTATTTGTGTAAAACATAAAATTACAGGAAGTGTAGAAGAACCAATTATTGAGTTTACATACAATGGAAATGACGGAGAATGGAATAATAAATACTATCCAACTTATGAAGATGCTATTGAAATTGCTTTAGTTGAATGTTTGCAGAGAGTTTCTGAAACTGTTGTATAACGTTATATCGCTTGGCGAAGTGGCTGAACCGAAAGATAAATAGAATTACAAAACTTAAAAATTAAAAACGAATGATTGATAGAATTACTGAACAGCCATTTTGCCAAACCGATGTTAGTGGCAGTACTTTTGTGAACGCTGATTGCTTCGATGTTTTTCCTTTTATTGAGGATAAATCAATTGATGCTATTATTTGTGATTTGCCTTATGGAACGACCGCTTGTAAATGGGATAGTATCTTATCATTAGATAAACTTTGGAAGGAATATGAAAGAGTTATTAAAGATAATGGGGTAATAGTCTTATTTGGTTCACAGCCTTTTACAAGTACTGTAATTAATAGTAATACAAAATTATTTAAGTATGAACTGATTTGGGATAAAGTATCTACTTCAAGTGGCGTAATGGCTAAAAAACAACCAATGAAGTGCCACGAAAATATTATGGTGTTTTATAAAAAACAGCCAACTTATAACCCACAAATGTATAAAGGTACACAATGGAAAAGAGGTGGCAAAAATAGAAATACACCACAAATTTATGGAGATATTAAAAGCATAGGAAAGCCAAAAAATGATGGTACGGATATGAAATACCCTAAAAGTATAATAACATTCTCAAATGCAAATAGAAATAACAGAGTACACCCAACAGAAAAACAAATTTATTTAATGGAATGGTTAGTCAAAACCTACACAAACGAAGGCGATATGGTTTTAGATAACACAATGGGTTCAGGAACAACAAACTTGGCTTGTATCAAACTAAAACGAAAATCAATTGGAATAGAAAAGGAAAAACAATATTATGATGTCGCTGTTCGGAGGGCTTTGGAGTATTGCCACTAACGGCATCCGCTATGAGTAGTGGCGGATTTAGAACTACTTACTTTAAATATACAACAAATGAACATAGAAAGCACAAACGATAATAACAGCACAACACCCGCCATTACTTATAGCGAGTGTTATGCACAGGTTTTTTTAGGTGATTGTTTGGAACTATACAAAAATATCGAACCTAAAAGCATTGATTTAATTTTAACTGATTTGCCCTATGGCACAACCGCTTGTAAATGGGATACAATAATTCCATTTGACAAACTTTGGGAAATGGTTAATTACTTACTGAAACCAAATGGAGCGTTTATAACAACCGCTTCGCAACCATTTACAAGTGCTTTGGTAATGAGCAACCCGAAAATGTTTAAATACTGTTGGTATTGGAATAAAGAAAATGCTGGCAATTTTGCGGTTGCTAAATATATGCCACATAAAATAATAGAAGAGGTTTTAATTTTTTGCAATACAAAAACGATTTACAACCCAATAGAAGAAGAAGTAGAAAAACATAAAATTAGACCATTAAGACCAGCAATAGACAGAAAGAATGATAATGCGCAAGGGATGTCAAGTGGATTTTTTAAACACAGAGCTGACTATGATAATACTAAAAGATACCCTAAGAACTTATTAACATATAATAGTAGGAGTGCTGAATTGAATAGCTCACAAAGAATACACCCAACTCAAAAACCCATTGCATTATTTGAATATTTACTAAAAACATACAGCAATGAAGGGATGACAATATTTGACCCTTGTATGGGTTCTGGAACTACTGGAGTAGCTTGTAAAAACACTAACCGTTCTTTTATCGGAATAGAAAAAGACGAGAACTATTTCAAAATAGCGGAACAGCGGATAAATGCACGGACGCTGTTTTAAACTTGTGCATAACGGTTTCGGGCTTTGCGTTCGTTGGGGATTTCCAGCACTAAAGCCCATTTGAAAAACAAAATTTGAATATATGACAGAACTTGATTTAAAAACGAAAGCCCCCAATGACGCAAAACCCGTGTTACAGGCAGTACTTTCTTTATTTGATGGTATTTCCTGCGGACAGATTGCCTTAGACCGTGCTGGGTATGAAGTAAGACAATATTTTGCAAGTGAGATTAAACCACACGCAATTAAATGTACACAAAGCAACTACCCAAACACAATACAATTAGGTAGTGTTTTGAATGTGAAAGGTAGCGACTTACCAAAAATTGATTTATTGATAGGTGGCTCTCCTTGTAAAGGGATTTCAAGATTGAATAAAAACCAAGAAGGACTTGAACACGCTGAAAGTAAATTGTTTTGGGAGTATATTAGATTACTTGAAGAAGTAAAACCAAAATACTTTTTACTTGAAAACACACACGGCAACAAAAAAGCCACCGAAATAATTACAGAAACATTAGGAGTTAAACCTATTTCAATAAATAGTAAGTTAGTTTCTGCTCAGAATAGACCGAGATACTATTGGACAAATATTCCCGGAATTAAGCAACCGAAAGACAAAGGAATTACAACTGCTGATGTTTTTGATTACTCTGGAGATTTAGCTGACGAATGTAGAGTAAAATGGCTAACTTCTGAAAGCGGTAATAAATCGGTTGAAAATGGGTACACAAGAGTAAATCCATATCCTAAAAGCGGTTGCTTAACTGCAAACGGACACCGAAAATGGAACGAAAACTATTTATTGAAAGATGGTGTGTATCGCTACCTTTCACAAACTGAAATTGAAAAACTACAAACACTACCTATTGGTTACACAAAAACATTGTCTTACGATGAAGCGTATGATTGTATAGGCGATGCGTGGACAGTTGATATTATAGCACACATTCTGTCTTTTGCGGAGTGGTCGTAGTATTGCCTGTAACTATTATATGTAACCTTACATTTAAACCATCAATAGAATCAACACTCTTTAATTAAAAAGTCGAAAATATGAATTTAGAAAAGTGGATAAGTAGATATAAAACTGACGTTGCAATGAAATACAGTAGTGAGGCAACTAAGGAGAATTATACCTCTGGGGTTAAGTCGTTTTTAGTTAAGTTTGATAACTACTCAGAACCTAAAGAAATTCCTACACAAGATATTAAGGAGTATTTATTAAATTTTAAAACTATTAATACCCGCAAACATAATATTTGTGCGATAAAATCATTTTATAAATTAACGGTTGGTATGCCTAATAAAATAGATAAGATTCCTTATCCTAAATCTGATAAGAAACTTCCCGTAGTATTATCGGTAGATGAAATTCAAAGAATGTTTGATGTATGTGAGAATAAAAAACATAAAGCTATACTAGCGTTATTGTATTCATGTGGACTTAGAGTAAGTGAATTAATTGACTTGAAGTGGAGCCATATTGATAGAAGTAGAATGATTATTAACATCACACAAGCGAAAGGGAACAGAGATAGGCAAGTCCCACTTTCTAATGATTTAATAAAAGTATTAGAGGATTATTATAAAGAATATAAATCGGAAGAGTACGTTTTTAATGGACAGAAGTCGCTACAATATACAGATAGAAGTGTAGGAGAAGTCATTAAGCAATTAGCCGAAAAAGCTGGTATTTGTAATAAAAGAGTCTATACACACTTGATTCGTCATTGCTCTGCCACGCATTCATTAGAATCTGGTGTAGATATTTCAATCATACAGAAAATTTTGGGCCATTCAAGCCAACGCACCACCCAAATATACACTCATATTAGTCACAATTTAATAAGCAGAGTAAATACACCTTTATCACAAATAATATTATAATATGGCGAAATGCAAATGCTGCGGAGTTAAGTTTACTCCTACCAAATTTTTACAAAAGTTCTGTATGATTAAAGATGAGTGTCAAGATGCCGCGATTAAGTTTGTGCTTGACAATAACCGCCGATTATCTGAAAAAAAAGAGAAAGATAAATGGAACGAAGAGAAAAAAGTAATCTTAGATAAACTTAAAACTATGGGTGATTACGAGACTGATTTACAAACAGAAATTAATATATTATGTAGAATGATAGATGGTCCACTTGGTTGCATATCATGTGGTTCTAAAACAGGGAAGATGTCGGCTGGACATTATCACAGCCGCGGAAAGAACACTACCCTTAGATTTAATTTAAACAATCTTCATCAGCAATGTTTTCAATGTAACGGACCATTATCAGGAAACATTATAAACTACAATCTAGGGCTAATTAAATGGTACGGTAAAGAGTATCAGGATTATGTTGAATATAAGATACCTTTAGAGTTTCCGCTTCTTAAATGGACGAAAAACGACCTTATATTGTGGAAAGCACAAGTGGTAGCGTATAAAAAAGAAGTTGCTAAATTAGAGTCTCCATTATCATCGGATGATAGATTATATTGGCGCGGATATTACAATAAAAAAATAGGTATTTACAACGATGCAAAGTTGCATTATAAAAAGTAAAATTATGGCATTTAAACACATGGGCGAATACATTAAATTATTCTCCGATTTAGAAAATAAGGAACCTGATTTTAATCCTACATTAAAATTTGTTAAAGAATCTATTCCCTTTTCAACTATTAAACCATTAGAAAAAGTAAGCAGTTCTGACTTACAGCAAGTAAGAGAATGGAAGGATAGTGTTGTTAAAATGAGGGATAAATACAAAGGCTCAGAGCTTTACGAGGTATTCAATCAGGAAGCAAAAAGAATTGTTGAATTTTTAATGCAAGAACGCTTTAAAGATTTTGATTAATTAAACAAATAACTTAATTTCGCAAACAACTAAAAATATGGAAGAATTAATAAAAGAAATGTTCGAGAAAGCTAAAACGGATAAAATAGCTTTAATTAAACTAAAGAATATGGCCGTTGCCTCTCAAAGCTTTGAGTTAGCGTCAAAATTAAGAGAGATAGAAAAAGAATTTTTCCCTGAATCAGACAAAGTTATTCTATCTAAAAAAACAGCTAAAGAATTATCTACATTATTTAGAATGGTAGAATTAAATGTTGCCGACGATATTTGCTGGTTAGTTTACGAAACTATTAAGGAATACAATAAGTCTAAAGATTTATTTGATTTAAAAACGGCGGCCTCAATTTTAGCCAGAAAGCATGAATTATTCTATAAATAAACAACTAAAAAAAAACAAACAAAACATGGAGAACATTAAAGAATTATTGAAAAACGCATCAGTCCCAAAAGGGTTTGAGAAAAACACAACCGGTATTATACCACTAGGTAAATCGGTATTATTAAAACGTATTAAAAAAGGCGAAGAGAAGCTCGCTAGTGGTCTTATTATTGCGGCAGGTAACTCAACGGCTGATTATGTAGCTCGTGTAGTTTCAGTTGGACCAGATGTTGATAATGGACTTAAAATTGGATTAAAGGTAATATATAATGAAATGGCTAACATGGAGTCTTATATTAATGGAGAAACATATATTAAGGTACATCAAGACTCTTGTTACTATGTATTATTAGACGAGCAGATTGACGTTAAAGTGGCCCCTAAATCAAGTGAGCAAATTAGAGTTGAAGAAAAAATTAAAAAACAAGACTCTACATTAAAACGCGTTGCAGTCAAACAAGCAAATGATGAAGATGTTTATACTGAGAAGTTGAAAGCTAGAAAAAAGAAAATTTTCGCTAAAACTACAAGTGTAAAGAAAAAATGACAAAAAGGATTACCGCACAGGAAGTAGCTACACTTCTAAATAACTTTAATTCAGAGGATAATTTTACTAGGAACATTCTTAGTTTAGCTAAAAACAATAGAATAATAATAGTTTCAGCTCAGGGAGACGATACTATATTATTTAACGGCGCATTAACAGATGAGTTCGAGTTATTTAAAGGTGGTAATATATTTATGGCTAAAGAAGGTAACGAATACCTTGGTTACTTAAAACAAAGCTCTGATTGTAGTAGGAAAAAGATAGAAGTGTTTTGGAATAAGAATGGATTGTTTAAATGGAAATTCTTAACGCTAATAAAACACTTCACTTATGATTTAAAAAGAGATGGTAGGAGTTTTTGCAAAGGAATAGTATTTAGCTTAGATGATATTTAAACATTAGCACAAGGCCAAGTGATCGAAGATTTTAGAGGCATATATAATCGGATTGAGATAGTATCGAAAATCATTAAACGCACACTACTAAACTGAATCGTAAGTCAGCAGTCAATCAGAAGACGGGATAACATAAATCTGAAAAAGCCTTGTAGAAATACAGGGCTTTATTATTTTAATAAGGCATATAGCTTCTTTAAATCAGCGTCTACCCAACATGAATAATTATCTGTAAAAGAATAGCAATCTAATCTATTTATAAGTCTTACTTTAAGGTACAATCCTTTCATGCAGCAAGTAACATCCTCACCGTTGTTCATTTTTAAGGCTATCTTATAAACCTCATTGACAAGTCTACACTTAGCATTTAAAAGTTCTACTCTATGTTTCGTTTGTATATCCATTATGGTAAGTCGTTATAAATTAATCCCGCATCTACTGTTAATGTTCCGGCCGCTACTGTTAAAGTTCCTGCTCCACCAACACCTACATTAGCCATGTTGTAACCGTAATAATATACCCTTAAAGATGAGCCGGCATTAGAATAAATACTTTTACTATTAGTGGTTTGAAGCATTGTATTGTATAAATTCAGCACTCCATAAGAACCTCCATCAGCCCCACAGTTTATAGTAGAAGATCTTACGGCTCCGTTATTTGTTTTACATCCAACTATACAATTAATTAAAGTTATTATTCCACAGTCAGATAGAGATACTCCATTATCAAATTGAATTGTAGACGAGTAAGAGCCTGTTACATTTATAATATTAGCGCCAACAACAGTACATAGTCCGCTACCATAAACATTTACACATTGAGTGTAGTTAAGTGATGTTCCAAAGCAATTAATTAAATTAGCAACTATTTTTAAATATCCATCCTCAATAACAATACAATCGTTTTCTGTAATTAAAGAATCACAATGAAATAATACTTTTGTGTTAGCGCCCGTAATATATATAGCACCGGTTGTAGCAGATTTTATTTTAGCGTTACCGTAAATTATATTAGTGAATATACCACTATCAGAAACACCAAAATCTACACCATAATCCGTTATTCCATATCCAGTTAATGTTATAACAGAATTACCAAAATCAAAATCCATGTATTTATGAATTGTCGGGTTATTCCATGTATAATCACCACTTTCTACAATAAATTTAATTCTAGTGTCTGCGTCTAAAGAAGGGAATGCAGTTACGGCAGCAGCAACAGCCGCTTGTATGGTTAAAAAAGGCTTATCAAAACGCTCTACTAATCCAGTAGAATCATTTCCGCTTTTTGTAATATATATAGTATTAGCAACAGTTAATGGGTAATTTGTGCCGGTAGCACCTCTATCTCCCTTTTCTCCCTTTGTTAATACTGATATGTTGCATTCGTCGCAACCAGTTGTACAATCAGACATCTATGTTAATTTTAATAATGTTATTGATCCGTTTATTAATCTTGAAGAAAAACCAGACGTGATTGAAAAACCAACAACGTCCCCAACTATTAAGCTTGTTAATTTAGCGTTGTGAGTATACGTTATAGATTCATCCTCAAATGAACCAGACGCCATTAATTCAGACGCATGTGTATTGTTCATGTTTGCCGATTGATAAACTCCATTTTTATATAAAAAACTACTAATTGGAGTTTCTCCAGTAGATATTTCAATACTACACTCAAGTTGCAAAACGTAATTGCCGGCTTGCACAATAGTATAAGTGAAAAATGTATTAGTGTCATCTAACACGGTATCTTCGAAAGACGCAAAATATATACCGCCTGGACCAGTAGCCCCAGTAGCACCTCTATCTCCTTTTTCTCCTTTTGTAAGAGATGTTATATTACACTCATTACATCCAGTTGTACAACCACACATATTAACAAGTTTTACAGTTATTAGAACAAATTTCTTTAGCCTTCAATAAAGCTTCTTCTGCCTTACTATCTTGACCTACATTTATAGCGAATTTAGCTGCATTTAAGAATACCTCAGCATCTTCAATAGCCTCTATTTTATCATCACAACAATCGCAGTTAGGATCTAAATTAAGATACATTTTATTTATACAACAATCTGTTTGACAACTTGATAAAAATGAATTATTGGTAGTGTACCAAAACTCTTCTCCGGAACTTTCTCCGCTTATCTCATACTCTACATTAAATATTCCATCTACAATTGTAGGTAAAACAAAAGCATCTGTACCGGTTAAATCAAATACACCAGCAACCATTAAAGTAGCTAAATCGGCAAATATATTATAAACAACCCCATTTAAATCAGTTACAGTTAATGCAGTTACGGTTCCCGTAGCATAAGTGAAAGTGTAAATAATAGGAGTTGTTATATTTGGGTAATATACAGATATGATTATTTGAGTAATATCATTGTAAGCAATACCACCCGGTAAACCATATCCTAAAGGGTTTGTTGTTGCATTGTATGTTCCCGTTATATCTTCAACGGTTATTTTAGAACAACCTTCTAATAAACAGGTTTTTATTGTAAGGTTAACTCTTTCTGTAAGCGCCATTGTATTTATTTTTTGATAAATGTATAAATTATTTCATTTGATTTTCAACAAAAGTTATAGCTTTATTAGCTGGTATGATTCTCTTGGTTTTTTGCCAAGCGTCTTCCTCAAATCCTAAAAGTGCTTCAAAAGCATTTATGAAGTCTTTAATCTTACCCAAAACGGCAACCGGATTAGAAACCATGTATTTATCTTGCTCTAAATCAAATATAAATAACACTTGACTTAAGGCATTATCCCAATTTAAACCTCCCTTTTTCTTTTCTTTATCATCATCATCAGAATGCTTAAGGGCTAATAAAGATCCTATTGTAATCATTCCTTTTAAATTTGTCTTAAACGAAGGGTTATTCAACGCTTTTTTAATATCACCTTTCTTTAAGTCATTGTACATTTCTTTTACACCAACTCTTAACATCTTAGTATAAGAACCTTCTTTCTCTTGCCCGTAAGCATTTATATACTTAGCAGAGAATCTTTCTTTAAACCAATCCGGCATCCATACTTTAAATTGAAATAAAGCTTTTCCAAACTCTCCTCGCATGATATTACGGCGATCCTCATCAGGATATTTACCTTGTATATCAGTAACCCTATTCTTAACTTGAGTCATTTTAGCTTTTAATTTAGCTTCATCCACACCTTCTTTAACAGTAAGGATTTTGTTGCCATATTTATCTTCTGTAAACTCAAAGCTATCATACTCCTCTTGACTAAGCAAACCTAATCCCAAAGAACCTTGTATTTGATATTCCCCTACTTGTGTGCCAAATGTAGCTAACTTAGAAAATATACTACCTGCTTTAATAACGGGATGAGAATCAAAGTCTTGGTTAACTAAGTTGTATTTCCTGATAATGCCTAAAGCGTAATCATTAACTACCCCCACTTCTTTTCTACTACCTTTACCTCCAAACAACCTAGCATTACCCCTTGCTAATGTTTCAGCGTTTTCGGCTCTCCAATTATTATAGTTACCTATAAACACGTTAATAGTATTAGCAACCGGATTAAACCACATTGTTGTACTAGCTACTAGTTTCCTCATAGATTTAACGGCAGCATCAATAATAGGATCGTTTACGTGCGGTTCTTTAAATATATGTAAAGCCTTCCAATCATTAATCCACTTAGATACATTCTTTTTAGGAACATACCCCTCTTCCATATAACCATTCTTATTAAGATACTCTACAGCCTCTACCAATGGCATAATCTTACTAATATGTTTAACGTGTGCTGATTCATCTATAAATTGATTCATAGCTTTGTAGAAGTCTTTAGAGTAACCTCTATCTTTTGCTCTTGGCTTATCAAATTTACTTACTAATTGACCTTTCTCGTTTAATGAATACTCAGCATCTCCTTTTAATTCTAAAGGATTATCTTTCTCATCTATATTCTCACCTTTCTTTAATTGGTATCTAGCTTTAATGTTAGCTACAAGTAAATCATATAAGGCTTTTGCTATACTTTGAACACTTTTCTTGTCAACACTATTTATAATCTCTTTCTCTATTTCAGAATAAGACATTACCTTGCCATTATGTAGTATTCTAACCCTACCTAAATTTGTTGCCCCACCACCTAAGTAATAACTAAAAGCAGGAATCAAGCCTTCTGATTTATATGCCTCTCTAAAGTTTTTATCTACTCTAATAGCGCCCATCTTAACATTCTCGTAGTCATTTGCAGACATAGACTCTCTATATCCGGCAACTGTTTCTCTATGGAAGTCTAAGTAATCAAGTTTAGCTTTAGATAATCCTTTAGCTTTTGCTTCATCTATCGTTAAGTAATTACCATCTTCGTTAATCATCCACTCAAAATATTTACTTGAGTCAGAACTAAATCTATTAGCCGCCATACCTGTAATACCCAATCTCTTATTCTCTTCTTGAATTACTTTCAATCCAAGTTTAGCATGAGTGTCTTTTAGTGAATTAGCTTCACTTAGTTTATCAATAATCGCTTTACCACTTGCCAAGGCTAGAGCTTGCATATCAGGATTATTTTCAGAAAAGTGCGATACGTGTAATATCTTTGCTTTTAACGGACTAATATCACTTGTTCTAGTTAAAGCTTCAATTACACCTTCTTTACCTTTATGAATTTCATGCTGTTTAGTACCAGCCATGTGACCAAGCTTTTGATAAGCTCTTTCTTTTACTGATTTAGCAGCCCTATCGTTAAAGGAAAATAACTTAACAATTAAATCATTCAATTCATCATAAGTGTAATCTTCTAAATCCTTATCTTCTAAAATAGCTTGTACCGATTTAAAATCTTTTTTATATTTCAAATAACCTAAATACTTCTTAGCTTTAATAGAAAACTCTTTACTAGCTTCTTTTAATAATGCTCTTTTATCTTCTAATTCAGCATCAGCAGACTTAATTTCTTCATCAGTAACAGCTTCATCCGCCGCCTCTTCTGCTAATTTTTCTTCTAGTTTTGCTTCTTTAAATATAACACTAGCTTGTTCGTATTTATCAAATTCCTTCTGCGCATCAAAACCTTCTTCCATAGCATATTGATTATACTTTAATGCTTGTGCCGCGAATGGCTTTTTCTTTCCTTTATCAGCTTTCTGTAATTGCTCTTTACCGGTTGCAACACCTTTTAAATCTTTAGTTTTAACACCTCCTATAATTTGTTTAGCAAGACTCTTAGCTATGTTTTTATCCATACCCAACTTCTGCTTAAACCAATCAAATATGTAGTCTAAGTAAGCCTTAAATTTACTTCTATCCTCAACCTTGCCGAATATGTCCGCTCCTTCACGCCCTATTGCTTCTGCTAACACTTCTTTATCTAATTCTTGCTCTGATAATTCGGGATAACGCTCTTTTGTTTCCGCGTACAAAGGAGTGTTTCTTAATTGCTTAACAGCTGCTTGTATAATTTTATTATTATATCCCATAGCATCAATTAAAACGTGTCCAGCCTCGTGTATGGGCGTATCTAAGCCCGCATAATTAGGGTTAATGTAAATGAATTTACCATCTGCCGATACTTTACCGGCAACAACAGATTGATCTCCTGTAAATTGACTAGCATTAACAATAACTTTAATTTTAGGTAAAGCTTTTGTAATAACCGAAACCACCTTATTAATATCTCCTTTACGTTGAGATAATTTTTGGTATCTACCTTGATTACGTTCTTTTTCAGAATCTAATTGATTTTGAATTTCCTCATCAGTTAATGGCATTTCAGATGTAATGCCGGGATTTAACTCTTTCTCTAATAAGAACTCATATAACGGAATGTTACTTTTTTGTGTCATTCCGCCGGTTCCTATAATCCCGGAAACATTACCATATTTCTTTATGTCATTTAAAACCTCACTTATAAAAGTTTGAACATACTTTACATCTTCACCGGTTCCTTTTAAAATATGATTAATGGCATTTGAAACATCTTTAGTAGTAAGCCCACGCGTATCTACACGCCACACATTTGTATTCCCGGTTGAAACAAACATTTTCTTGTCATTAAGCTCTTTCAATAACTCATTTACAGGAAGGTTTACTAATCTATTCGCTTCACTTATAGCATCATTAACCTCTTTTTCGGTATATCCATTATCTAATAAAGATTGTTTTTGAGAATCAGATATTTCAATCAATGCCGGTTTTATTTCCTTTTTGGCTTCTATTGGTTTATACGCAAGATTTTCTTCTACCTTAATTTCTTTTACCGGCTCTTTTTTAACATCTTCTTTGATAGTTTTATCGCCTAAAATAATTATTTTTTCTTGACTTGAACTTCTGTTTTCTTTAGCTAATACTTTAGCTTTAGAATGAGCAAACGTTGCACTTATACCAAACTTAGCCTCTAATTCTTTTTTTCTATCTAATGAGTATGTTTTCTTTTTATTTCCTTTTAAATCATTGTTTATTTGTGACCCAATACTAATAAGCTCTATTAAATCTTCATCTGCGACTATTCTAACTGGTTCAAAAGTCCCCTGATTGAATTTCAACTGTTGATTTGGTTTATATTTATTCTTTTCAACAGTATTATAATCCATTACTTCTTTAACTTCAAAATCAGTAGTGGTTTTTGGTACTAAATATTCTTTTTCAGAAACACCTTTATCGGTAGTATCAGCAGTTTCCGTTTTGCTCACCTGATTTGTAAGGCGAGCAGATTTAGCTTCTTCTACTATTTTATTAGTGGCATCTTCGGCACGTTGTGTAGGGGTTGGTTTAGGCTTAGGCGTTATTATTCTAGCAATATCGCCTTCATTACCTTTAATGTTTTCATTATACTCTTGTTGCTCTAATGTTTTAAGCAAATCACCTTCTTCTTTAGTTGTAACTAAACTTCCATCAGCTCTTTTAGAATCAGCTTTACCCCTATGAGTTTCTTTAGCCCATGACAAAAACTGCCCAGTTCTTTTGTTGTAAATCTTTAATACTTTTTTACCAGGAGTATATTTCCCTTCTTCCAATAATCCTTTAGGATTGTTAATATCAATAAGTTTTAATCCAACAGGCACACCTTCTTCATTACCTAGCAATCTTTCATTTCTAGTATGGCTTCTAAATCCAGTTTCATCTTTACTATCATAATACATTGATGAAGCAAATCTAATTCTTTTACCATCCTCTAACTCTACTTCCAATACCGAGTTTGGAATCCATTCTTTAGTTTTAGGATCAAGATACTTATAAGACTTCTTTTTAATAACGCCAGACATTTCTTTATTTTGCCATTTACTAAGTTTATCAACAACCATTTGGAATTTAGTTCTTGACGGAAATTTAGTATGGTTAAACGTTTCGTTATCTATAGTGTCGTAAGTTCTAGTTTCATCTTTTAATTCAGGCTGCTTTGGAAGCTTAGGCTCTTTTACATACTCCTTTCCAACCTTAATTTCTGTAGTACCATCTCCTTCTTCTAAATCTACTTTTGCAGTTGGCTTTACTGTTTCTTTTTTAGGTTTATTAAATTCAGTTCTTTTCATGCCAACATAATCCACTAAATCAGGCGTTGTTTCTCCTGATTTATCCATTTGGTCAATAACAGCATCAAGTTCTTTTTCACTAACTGAATTATCTATTAAATCTTGCCATTTATTACCGGTATTTTTTATAACTTTCTCAGCAGCCTTTGCGTTTTCTCCTATTACCTTAGCGTTCTCAGTAGCTATTTTATCATTTTCTTTAGCTACCTTTTCTTCTATCTTAGAAGCTATAACTGGCTCTGCTTTTATCTCTCCTTTTAAAATTATCTCATTTAATTCATTCTGTAATTCCTTAGCCTGTTTTTGTTTACTTTCAACTTTAGCTCTTGAAATAGGGTCTAGTTGAGATATTTCATTCTCATTAGTAGGAATCTCTGTTTTTATTCCCTGTATTTGAAACGATAATTCAAAAGCCTTTCTTTCATCTTCCGGCTTTAAATTAACATCTTTGGTTTCATCGTGATACTTCTGATAAGCGTCTATTTTAAAATTAGCTTGGTTGTATTCAGATTCATTAATATCATTGTTTTTAAGAGCATTATCTAAATCAACTCTTAATGCTTTTACGGCTTCTGGACCTTCCTTTACCCTATCATATGCGCTAATAGATTGCTCTTCGTTTTTCTGCTTTAAAATTTGATTACCCAATGACATAGGAGCTGCTCCAACTAAGCCATTAGAAAGACTATTTATATAACTGCCGAATGATTTTGCGCTAAAAGCATCTGTTCCAAATTTAGCCTTTTCATCAGAACTCATTTTATCCCATAGTTGTTCACCCGCTTTTTGAGTAAAGTCTTGTACGGCCTCTTGGCCACCTTCTGATAATACATCTTTTACTATTTCTTTAGTTCCATTTTTGGCAAGTTCACCATATCCTATTGAAACATCTTTTGCTATTTCTTTAAATGCTTTTGGGGTTATATTTCCGGCAGCGTCTCTTTCAACGTTTTTTATTACATTTTGTAACAATGCTCTCTTTTCATTTTTAAATAATTGAGACATTATTTTACCGTCTAATCCCCAAAACGTATCAGTAACGGCTAATGCGCTACCTATGGCCGTTGATAATCCTGCGGCGTCTCTTGGTTTTAATCCTGCGTCTTTTGCGGCATCATAAACATCTCCTACCTGTGTGGCAAATGAACCAACAAATACGGCTGCTTTTGGGGTTTTAATTATAGCAGATGCTCCTTTTGTTACCCCTCCAAATCCTACTAATGATTCGGTAGCCATATTTAAAGAACCCCACAATGCTTTAGGGCTTAAATCGAATCTATCTTTATCTAATAAATCAGAAAATTTAGTTATTCCTTCTGTATCAAATATAGGTTTACTTAACTCAGAATCTTTTTTGAATTTTAATGCTTCTGCGGTATTTGATAATTTGTTTAAATATTTAGATTCTTCTCCAGTTACTAATGCAGTTCCAACTTGACCTAAATCAATTACTGATTTTGCCGCACCAAACACGCCATTAGCTAAACTTTTACCTAAATCTGTATACCAACTATCATCTTCGGCTTCTCCCCAAACACTAGCAACTTTATATCCCATTGGTGGTTTTTCGCCATAAGCTAAAGCCGTTGGTACATAGACGCCATTATCCTCGCGTTTATTATAATACATAGTATTATCATCATTGTGCTTAGGATCATATCCCTGAATAGTAAGTATAGATTTTTCTTTTTGCTCTTTTGTGGCTCTTGGATTCTTTAATACATCTTTGAGAACATCCCATTCTGAATCCAATACAGTCGTTCCATTTCTACCGCCCTTTTCTTTAAGAAAGTTAATAGCCTTATCTACCTCTAAATCTTTAGGAGTAGTATAAGTTGGCAATACAGTACTCGCATCACCTTCTTTTAATTGACCTATTGGGCTTAAATTAGATTGAACTGGCTTTAATTGACCTACAGGCTTAATGCCGTTATTGATAGGTTTAAGCTGTCCAACTGGTTTATTAGTATCTGGCATGTTATTTTATATAAGGTATGTAGTTTCCGTTTACGTCTTGTGTGAAATAATTCCCAGCCTCATCTTGAAATACTTGAGGTTGTGCGTTTTGTTGTAATGGGTTTAAGGCTGAAACTTGTTTATTAGTCATCCCAACGTGATTATTGAACTTAAATCTTTTAGCTTCATCATTTGGATCAAATTCAACTTGCGCCGGAACCATGTAAACAGTTTCTTTTTTTCCTTTAGGGGTGGTGATTTCTTTTGTAACAACCTTATCTCTCATTTTAGGGTCGTTATCATAACCGGCATTATCATAATCTGTCTCAGTCATTTCAATATAACCGTGAGCTACACCAATTGTTTTATTTGATTTTAATCCCCATTTACCATTCGATTTTCTTTCCACTGTATTCGCCTGACCAAATGATCCGCTTGGAATAAATTTTTGACCTTTAGATGTACCCATAAATCCACCATCTGAATTATATATTTTAGCTTCTGGCGAAGTTCCTAACATGGCGGTTACAGCATCGGTAGGCAATTGGTTAAATTTTTTAGTCATAACCGCTTCATGATATGCATCAATTGGTTTATTCCCTTCTTTTTGAGCCATTGCATATTCCCGTTTTTTAGTAGCTAAAGCATCGTTATAATGTGGCTCTCCAAACTTACGTTTAAGGTCTATTCCTGGACGTATTAAATTCTTAGCATATTCTAACCCTTCTTGTTCTGTTTTTGGATTATATGTAACTTGTATTTGTCTTTTGTGTCTATTATAGAAATCCATAGCAGCCGGGGTTAAAGAATTTTCATCTATTAATTCTTCATATCCGCCGTTTCCCGTTTGTTTATATTTTCTTGATTTAATTAAGGCTGCTGTTTTTAAAGCTTCTTCATTTAATGGAACAAAATCTTGTGGCTTAGTGTAAACAAAAGCCTGTGCGCCAAATTTCTTAGCAGCTTCTTCACCATCCTGATTACCGTATTTAAGATAATTGTTCCTTTGAGTTATTAAATTTTGATAAGCCCCCGAATCGTGCATAGCAGGATTTTTAGCTACCTCTGATAAGTCTTTGTTAAGATTTTTAAAAGCTTCATCGCTAGCCATGCCTCTAATAACGTGTTGATTAGATTTAAGATATTTCTTCTTTTCATTAAGAACACGTCTTACATCAGGGTTATATTTATAATCAGGATTTTCTCTAATTATCTGCCCCATTTCACGAATAACTTTATCCGCCTCACCTTTGATTAAGTTGTGATCAAAAGAGTTTGCCGCATTCATGTAATCAGTATCGTCTTCAAATGCTTTTAAATTAGCAAGGTGTTCCTCCTTAGCTCTATTCATTTGTTGATCGTAAAATCTTTGATCGTTAATACGCTGATCGTATTGAAAACTTTGGGCTAAACCACGTGCTAAACCGACATCCATTTTTAAATATATTTTGCCTTAAAGATAGGAAAATTAACTATTTAATATAAACAAAAAAAAGAACCACAAATTAATATGATTCTTTTTTAATATTTTTAATAGTTAATTAAAAGGAATTTCTTTCATCGTTTGCAGCATTTCTATTTTTCATTGACTGATTAAATCTATATGCCCCTATTGTATTAGCTAAACCTGCTCCTATTAATTCACTTCCAGCTTGTTGTTTTTGTTGGAATGTTCCCATAGCATCATTAAACGCTTGCCTTCTATTTCCTGCTAATATATTGGCTCTGTTAGCTACTTGAGCGTCCGCATATTGTTGTTTCTGCATACGTAAATCTTGGTCTGCCACTTTTAATCCTAATTTAGCTTTCCATGCTTGGTTAGCTGCGTTTTGAGCCGTATTATAAGCTTGTACTCCACTACCACCAGATGTAACTAATCCTGCATAAGCAGCGTCTCTTCTAGCAGCTTCTATATCGTTATTAGCAATAGCTTGTTGCTCTGGAGTTAACCCGAATCTAGCGTCATTTATAGAACGATTTACAGCCTCGTTGTAAGTAGGGTCTATTACAGCTTTATCTACTGGCCTAACTTGACCTTTAAGCATATTGTATCCTAATATACCTTGTCCTATTCCTAAAAAAGCCGTTGGGTCTACATTGCTAATTCCTTTACCTATTTTAGAAGCTATTCCGCTAAGTTTATTTGGTTGTGTAGTTGGTGGTATTTGAGGCGGCGTATATGGTGATATTTTTTGTGAGCTTATAGCATAATCCGCTTTATCAATATCATTATTAGACCTTAATTCATTATCTTTTTGAAGCTCACTAATAGCAACATCTCTTGATGAAATAGGTGGAGCTGAAACAAATTTATTAGAATTTGATTTAGGCGCTTTTGGCTTAGATGAAGGTGTTTTATCTGAAACTTTTGAAGTATCTAAATTAGAAGCTTTCGTTCCTGACAATTCATTAATCTTAGCCTGTAATTTATTTGCTTCATTAGTATTTCCTGAATCGGCTGCTTCTTTTAATTTTCTACTATAAACACTAATTTCAGTAGCCTTTTGTTGTTCTTTACTTGATTTTTCTTTAGCTACTAACTGATTATATTTATCTGTAAAAATCTTACCTTTTTCAGCAGTATACTTACTTCCATTGGGAGAAACCCAATTTTTACCATCCCAAGTAACATTATCAACTTTAGCCCCTTTAATCAAACCTCCGTCAGCAAATCCAACAACTTTAGGAAACATAACCCTATTTTTATTTTCAATTTTATGTTCTTTGTTTTCTGCATTAGGAGCTAATAAATTAACATCTATGCCTTTTTCTAACAACTCTTCTTTTTCTTCCGGAGTAAATAAATGTTCCCCATTAGATAACTTAACCTTAGCTCCACCACTTTGAATTAAATTAGCTTTAGGTCTAGGAGACTTCATTAATATCTTCTCTCTTAATTCCTCTGCCGCTTCCGCATTTTTAGCAGGAACTACAAATGAACCTGGTTTTATTTTAGCGTTTATCTTATCTTCTTTTGGGCCACCGTCTCCTTTAATAGTTCCACCGTTAGAGAACTCACTAACAAAATCAGAACCTTTGTCTACGGCGTGACCATATACATTAAGCTTATTAAATTTTTTAGATAATTTAGATATAGCTTTAATTCCGGCCTTAGTATAAGGAATAGGTATTAATCCGGCAGCGTTCAATAAATTTTGTTCATCTCCAACAAAAGCATCTTTAGCGATTTCTGACACATTTGTTATTGGTGTTGGATCAGCTAGTTTTGTTGCTCTGTAAGCCATTTCAGCAGCAGAAATACCACTACCATCCATCTGATTACCACCTCTAGTTTGCTCTTCATAATTTGCTTTTAATTTTTTAAAATCAACAGGCTTTAACTTAGGCATTTCTTTTTTAATCTTACCGCCATCGGAACACATTTGTTTTACTTTACTAACTACACCGCCTTTATTAAAAGCTCTAACTAGATTATCTTTTTCATCAAATGAAGCGTTTTGTTGATTATAAGGGTTCTGTAAAGTGGCATCTAATATACCATTATTTCTGTTTAATATAGCTTGTTGTTGTCTTGATTGCTGATTAGCAACCGCTATTTCAGCAGCCATCTTCTTATTACTTGAATCAATAGAACTAGCATCTTTCTTTCCTTTTCTAACACCAACTAAGGCTCCAACTCCAGAACCAATTGCCGCTCCTGCTCCTGCTCCAACTAACGATCCTAATGGACCGAATGCTGAACCTGCCGCTCCACCTATTTGCGTTCCTAAAGCAGTTCCTTTTAAAGCTGTTCCTTTTACAGCAGCGCCTTTAGAAGTGTATCTGCCTCTATTATCCTTTCCTTTAGCGTCAATTTTAGCAGCTTGATTAGTTGCTAATCCTACTCCAACACCTGTTAAAAGACTTGCTCCGGCTCCAAAAGCAGCGTTTGAATCAAATTTAGGCTTGTTTGAACTTGACTGTTTTGTTTCTTGCATAGATGTATTGTTAATTGCTGAATCAGCAGTATTAACAGTATCGTTCATCTTAGCTTCATTATCCTGATTTAATGCACTTGTAGAATCTCTTGATTGCATATTATCGGCAACAACCGGATTACCACTTTCATCTAAAGGATTACCATCATTATCATAAGTTGTAACTCCACCACTAGCATATCCTTTTATCTTACTAACCACCCCTCCTTTTTTGTATTGAAGAATTTGCGGTTTTATTTCTTGACTTTGATTTGTAGGGTTATAATATTTGCCAGTATTTGGGTCATATGTGCTTCCTGAGCCAAACACTAAAGGTTTCCTGTTAGGGTCAGCCATTGGTTTTACAATTGATGTTTTAGGAACCTCTACTGGTGGAGTGTATTTAATCCATGGACTATTAGCCTCTGATGAATATTTCCAGTTAGGGTCTCCTATTTTAGTCCAAGACACGCTTTTACCATCATTAAAAGGAGTATATAACTTAGGGTCATAATATTCCATATAGGTTGCATCTGGATTATTAAACGCCCCCGGAATAACTTTATATCCAGCCTTAGTGTTTAATTCATTCCATTGTTTGGTTGTATAACGCTTTGGTGTTTCTCCGCCTTTAGCGTAACCTAATTTAGGTGGTTTCATAATGATATAATTTATACCAAAAATAGCAAATTATCTCATAAGAACTAACCCATTACTTTAAAGCATTCTTAAAGTAATCTTTTTGAGCAAAATCACTTACAATAAACTCATCTCTATTCATTGCAAAAACAAATGATTTAACCTTCATGTATTTTAATTTATTTATAATACTAAAATCTAATTGAAAATAAAACTCTTCTCCAGAGTTCCTGCCAATTAAATACTCTATACTTCCATCTATAAATGTTAATTTAAGAACCTCTGTATTATTATTAGAAACATCAGTTCTTACAGCTATATATAAAGCATCATCTTTTTTTGGGTAAAATATAACATTAAGTGCTATATAATTTTTATCTATTTCATTATCTATTCTTAAAGCGTTTCTTAAAGTAAAGTAATAATCATTTAATCCGTTTTTAGAATAAAATGATACTTTACTTGTATCTTGAGCAAAAGAACATATTGATAATAATAAAAATATTATACATAGTACAAATATTATAACGTCAACTCTTTTATTGTTTATGTTTTCCATGGCTTCTAGGTTTTAATTTATTACTTGTACGAACCATTAAATAAAAAGGTTACAAAATAATGCAACTTTGCATCATAAATTATCTTTTTGTAGCAAACATAGACTTTAACCATTGAGATATTTTCTGAACATTTTTAGAAACTGTTGGGTCTGTTACATAATTCTTAAACACAAACTTTATCTTAAAATAATAATCAGTCAATTTGCCGTTTCTTGAAGGTATCGGCGCACTACTAAACCACGCTCCCTGTGTATACTTATAATTTCTATTAGTAGAAGTAATGTTTACGTCCTGAGCAGATTGAGTATCTGTACCATAATAAATATCAGTAAAGTTAGGTCCTACAGCTTTCATCTGTATATTTTGAAGCGTTTTAGCTATATCAGTTTTAGGATTGACAATAACCTCTAATTCATGATTAAATACCTTTCCGTAAAACTTACATATATCAGCCCCGAATGTTTGTAGATAAATCTCATTTTGTTTATTTATTTTTTTCCAATAAACACTACCGACATATTCGGGTTTTTGAGCCGCAGGAATAGAACCAAACGCAACGCTATAAGTTATCTCTTGAATACAAACATACTCCTCATCAACAACCGCAACAACATCACCGATTTCAAAACTTACTGGTGGCTGCATTCCAACGCCAAAGAACCTTGTAAACTTTGGATTGTTTGCACTTAACAATAAGTCATTGTGATTATGCCAAATCGCTGGACTATGATCATAAAAACCAACAATAGCATTTAACACATGATTATACCCAACCGTAAAGTCTTTACTTTCTTTTTGATAAACCTCTCCTTCCCTACCAACATTGTTTTTCTGAAACTTAAATGTAATATACGTCATTTTAAACTTCGGGTCATAAACAGATGTTATACCAAATCCCAATAAAGGTATTTCTGGCTTATACGAATCATTTGTATTGTATATTCCGTAAATATATGGTGTAGCCCCCTCATTAAACTCATTATTGAAAAACACTTGAAGTCCTTTAGTTAATGATATTTCAGTTGGGTTATTTCCAACCATAGTCAACAATGCTCGTTTTCGCATGTCAAACCACGCAAACCCAAACTCTGTCTCCGTTAAACTAAACTGATGTTGATTTCCAAAATACGTATCAATAACATCATATCTATCAATAACTCCAGTTACGCCTAACGCGGTAGCCGTTCCTAAAGCAGAACCGCCAACTAATTGACGTTCTAATATTGGCGTATAACCAACGGCATGATCTTGCCAATAGAATAAATTTCCATCTTTAACTTTTAAGTTATTTACTTGTCCACTATTAGCATCTAAGTTTCTAGTATCAGCTATCCTAAATGTTCTAAACGAATCAATTAATTCTCCTGGTATTTTTAACCCGGCCCACCTTAACGTATATCTGAAATTTTCAGTAAATCTATTAAATGCAGGTAATGCAGAATAAGTAAACTGTTCTCCATCACTACTATACCCTTTGTTATAAGAGAAATCTTCTAATCTAGGGGTATCAAAATTTACTCCATCAGTATATGCTGCCGCCGGAGAAGCTCCTTGCCTAGATGGTGTTCTTCCTCTTCTTAAATAATAATTTGAATTACACTCACATGGAAAATACATTGTATGTGAATTATAATTATCTATTGTTCCGACCGGAGGATTTGGAGTTGTAAATCCATAAATAGCGTAAGTTATATCTATTAAATTTGTATAGCAATCACCGCCAAATACCTCAATATTATCAAATTTATGAACACCTGTTCCTAAATCAGTATCAGTTTTAACTTGTGCCGTTATTGGCTGGTAATGCCCTGTAGAAATATATAGTGTATTAGCTAAAGAATCTGGACTAAGACCGCCATATTGACTAGACGGATTAATATTCTTAACGTAATTAACCAATAATTTTGTTGGTACAGGAGTGACTAAATTAGCTGTATAAGCTCCGGCACCAGGACCATAAGATGTAAACATAGTAAATTTAACTAAGTTCTTTTTACATCCAGTAGCACCTGTTTTGGTTACTCTATCATCTATTCCACTAGCACAAGTAGACTGCTCTGTAAGCGCACCAGCGATACTACCATAAGTGTTATTATGAAATCCTATACCAGCTAATGGCTTTACCTCACCTTCATTAAACTCCTGTATATAGGCACCATCTATTGTTACTAAATCCCTAGAAACTCCAATAGTAGAGTCCTTAGCAACGTGAGTAAATAATTTACTTACTGTAGTGTTAGTATCTAAATCAGCTCTTAAGTAATACCCACCTCCAGTATAATCGTAAGGATCAAGCCATTCAGCGGCTTCTACTTTATCTCCACTCACATTAACAGGAGCCTTAAAGCTACTATTAACTAATAAGTCTGGGCATATTAAGAAAGCGTAATCATCAGCGGATAAAGGAAATCTATTATCTGTAGATAAATAATTACAAGCCGGGTAATAAAAACCTGATGGCGTCATACATGGCAATAATAAACCTTGTGTAACTATCCTAACATCTCTTTCCGCTCTCATTATACTAAACCCACTCAACCGATCCATTATAGCAGATGGTATTAGCAAATTAGATACATTTATTCCAGATGGATTAAGCGAATATGAAAATAAATTTAATCCAGTTGTACAAGCATCTTTAAGTATTAATCCACCCTTTGAGTCTATGTCTGGCATAATTATATCTCCAAGCCATCTTGCATAAAAAGGTTGCCCTTTTTTATCATAACCAACAAATGCTAATCTATACTTCTCATTACTCCAATATCCTCTTGCATTAGCAGCAACAGCAGGATCTTTATAATCCCATGAAACAGTTTTTATTTCAGTAGCATCTTCCCTTCTTTTACCAACATCGGCAGATAAAGGATTAGTTACCGTATATCTATTTCTCGTAACGCAAGGTCTTACAGTAGGAGACCCAACAAATGCGATTGATGGCGCTCCAACAACTCCAGTCACAACTTCTCCAGTAATATAATAATCCCCACTTCCTGGAGGATATTCTACAGTATCTGTTGTTAAATTACCAAACGTAACTAAATATCTACTCCACGGCAATATATCTCCAGCTCCCGGATTTGCCCCTAAAGCAGGAGCCAATGGATCGTATGTCAAATTGTTAATACATAAATCTAAATCTCCATGTGCGATTAAAGGATATTCGAAACTATCTAATGTAGCAGCGCTAACATCTATATCTAGTTCTTCTCTTTCTGTTATATTACCAATGATATTATAATTCTTATTAGTAGCTAATGTTTTAATCTTTAAAACACTTGCGGGAAACAATGTAATATCTGTATCTAATAATGTGCCATAGCTAACGCTTCCGGTATGTTCCATTTCGATACTATCTCCACTAATAGTTCTTCTGTCAACTATACTTAAAGAATAAATAATATCTGTTTTTTGGTCAAATTCAGCACACGCTAATTCTATAATATCAAAAGCAGTATCAATGTCATAAACATCTATAATAACTGATTTTCCACTATCTGTAATAGTTGTATCTGTTCCGTTTCCGGCAAGATTATGATAATTGTTTCCTTGCGCTACAGAGGCCGATAAATTATTATTTGTTATTACAGGGACTATATCGCTACCATAACTCCAATTAGTAGCTATTCCACCACTATTAGATATAAGCCTGTAAAAATACATCTTGTTACCACAACGAACATTACCAGTTTCATATCTATCAAACTTCATTTCTCCTAACAACCTATTAGGTTTCCAGTCTAATAATTCTAATGGATAATATTCAATAACTAATGGAGTTCCTGATACTACTGTAAAGTTTGCGTTTGCAGCCGTAAATATATTATCATTAACATAGTTAGGAGCGGTAGGAATATTCGTTCCATCGCTTGGTCCATATCTAAATCCATTGTGTAATATAACTCCACCTAATACCATGTATTTCTTACCCGTAACTAATGTTCCTGATGAAAAATATGTAGTAAAAATAGGATTACCAAAGTCAAAAACTCTAGGTTCGTTATTATAATCAGTCCAATATGTTCTCTGTATCTCATCGTTTTCAGCAAAAGAAAATGATTCTATTCTATGAAATTTAGTAAAATTAAGCCCTTGGTGATAATAATATGGGGTATACGTTGCTTGAAAATCGGTTAACGCTCTAGTAAAAGATATTAATCCTATTTCTCCATATCCAACCCCAATAGTATCTTCATTAGTAAAGAATACTACTAGTTTGTCTATAAAAGAAGAAAATCCTATAGGAGCTGGAATAGTATCTCTTAATGTTCCGCCGGCATTATTTGCAGCTAAAAACCTTTGCGGCAATTCTAACAATACCCTATTGCCATTAGACATCTCTAATGTATAATGATTTCCATCATTAGATATAAGCATGCCGTTCTTAGCATTACGATATGTGCCGTCTGGCTGTAAAATAAAGGCGCTATCTTGATGAAGCCCTTTATCAAATGTACTAATAACCGAATCTGCCATAAGTGTTGTTTGTGTTCATTCCTACATATAATCCACGCCCAGAGTATGGATCGTGGTACAATCTTGCAATTTCTTCTCTTTCTGTTTCTGTTAACTGAGAATCTAAAGCCCTAGAGTGAGCGCAAAGCCTATCCCATTCTCTGAAATTCCATTGCATATCAGCTCTATCTCCGTTTGTTTTATTTCTCTTTCTCATATACCATTTGTAAAGTATATGGTGCGCAATAGCCTCTATATGATTCTCGCTTATTTGCATAAACCCATCACAATCTACACTATATCCTAGATATTGAATAGTGACTTTATCGTTTTTAGCTTCAACGTCAAATATTATTTTATTATTCTGATAGCTATAAGGAATTATTCCGCAAGCGCTAGTTTCTTCAAGTCCGCCGGCATCAACAACTAAAAATGTAGTAGATGAATTTTGAGCCAAATTAACTATTGGATTACTAAATACTTTAGAGAATATACTTCCACAGTTTGTATCATGACTTCCTATGATAGCTCCTTCTACTTTTACACAATTATCAGGCAATTGAGCCGAACATCCGCAAACATCCAAAACAGCCCATTGTCTTTCAAATTGGTAATAACTTCCTATTTCAGTTTCTGCCTGATATGCCCAAGTCATAAATAACGGCAAGTGGTTTGTATGGTCTAAACCTAACAAATCCATTGCATTTATGATTGGATTCTTTATTGATATGAGTTTATTTATTGACATTGCGTGCGTGTTATTAATTTTCCTTTTTTAATACCTTCATTAACTGAATTACTTAAGTTTTTATGTGGCTTAAAAAACAATTGTGTTCCACCATTAAATCTTTCTGATTCCAACATTATCTTGTAAATATACTGAGAACTATCAAAACTTATATCCGCCTCCTTAATTCTTTTTCCAACATACATTAAACCCTTGCTTAATAAGGCCATTGCTCTTTTATGCTCTGTAACAGGAATAGCTTTTACCCAAATTTTAGTTTTCTTATCTATATTTACAATAGCACCTATCTGTAAATTGTTTATTATCTCTTCCTCTAAATAACTTGTCCAAATACTATTAATCTCAGGAGTTGATATTCTTTCTTTAAATTTCTTCTTAAACACTCTCCTTATACTAGCATGAACTCTTGGTGTGTACCATGTTCCTGTTTTACACTTTGGAATCTTTTTCATTATCTTTTCAATGCGTCATCCGCCGAATCGTTAACTACATCCGCAACCTGCTGTCTTTCTAATTGTAATTCAGTAGTTAGTATAGATATTACTATTTGTCTAGCTAAATGTGCCGATACCGGGTATGGGTCATTTTCAGTCATAGCTACCTCAAAATTATTGTAAAACAATTGACAGGTACCACTAGCGGTAAATGTTGAAATTCCTGTAACGCCAACAAATGTATTTGTAGGTAAATAAATTATACCATTATACGTTAAACTTCCGCTACCACCCTTAACCATATATGTTACGCCAGCTTTAACGCTTCCACTAATAACCGGTAGTGTTTTTTTAATAATAAGTCCGTCTGTTGTTTCCGGGATTCCTATAAACCTTAAACTATTAACAAGTTTGTTAACATATATTTTGTTTCCAAATCTTTGATAGTAATGGAATTTACTTCTTACGTGTTCTTTTGGAATAAGTCTCCATGCTTCTAACGGATAATATGTGTAATCAGTCTTTCCGCAAGCAGAGATAACCTTTAATCCTAAATCTAAATTACCGTCTCCTAATGAGGTTAAATTCATTACAGAAGGTATTTCAGCTTTCATTATATCACAAGCACAAGATGTAACATTTGGGTCATCGGCGAAATTCACTTTAGTTAAATCGTAAATACCAAAGTCTAATAACCAGTTTTGGTCAATAATTCCTGTTACATTATATTCTTTAATTATCTCTGAAACCCTTACTTGCTCAATCTTATAAGCGAAGTAATCTTCATCAATCCTCTGTTCATCGGTTTGAGAAAAACGGCTGAAAAGATTAATAATATCATCTGTGATTTGCTTTCTAGTCATAGTCAAATTTAGTTAAAATAATTAATCGTTTTTAATGCAAAGTTGCATTATAAAAATTATTTTAAAGCGAAAATAGTCAATACTTGCCCGATAGCAGCAACAGTTATTACGCCGATTGTTTTAAACTTTTGTCTCCTTAGTGCTTTTTTGGCTATTTTCTCATTCTCTATAATCTCATCTCTTTGATTATTTATGATAGTTCTACTAGCATTAACCATTGAGGCTTGTTCGCCAATAATTCTATCCTGAATGTTAATTATAGAATCTTTAGTAGATAATAAAGAATTATTTTCTTTAACCAAACTATCACAGTCATTCAACGCAATTAAAACTTTTGAAGTATCACAGAACCCTTCTTTTATATCTTCTCTTACACTTTTAGAGCTTTTCACATATCTAATCTCAACTTTATTTTTAACCGCCGTTAAACTGTCTGATTTTTGTTTCTCTAAGGTTAAATAAGATTCTAGTTGTTTAACTTTAACAGTACTAAAGTTAATTAACTTATTTAAACTATCATTTATATGGCTATCCGCAAACTTTATTTTATTATCACAACCGCCACACTTCGTTAATATAAATAAAAATGCCAACGCAACTATTAAAGCTTTTGCTCCAATAACTAAAAAGTTTTTTAATACAGATGCTTCCATTATTTTAATATTAATATAAAGGATCGTTTATAATTGTATTTGCAATAACCGTATGACCTGCTGCATTAGGATGGCCATCTCCACTATTATAAGCAGCATTTAATACCCCTGCCGATGTTTCTAAAGGCGTACAAGTGTCAATGTAACTAGTTGGGTAAGTAGCTGTGATAAATGCGTTCACATCAATACTGTAAGATCCGAAACCTGCGTATAATAATTTAATTACTGTTATGCCTGCTGCTTCTAATTGATTAACAATAGAAACTATATTAGCTTGCCAAGTAGCCGCTGCTACACCATTTGCTATGTCATTTAAACCTATTAATAAAAATGCTTTTTGAGGGTTAATCATTAATAGCTCAGGCATTTTATTTAAAGTATCTTGCGTAAACTCTGCGCCACCTGCATTAATACTTGCTGAAATTAAACTACCAAATATACCTGCATAACTACCTGCATAAGCACCTTGTGTTATTGAATCCCCTATACACAATCTGTCAACATTCTTATTCTCAGTCGAGCTAACATAAATATTAGTAAACTTTATATTACAATTAACGTTCATAATTGCAGGTGTACCAATGTTACACGAATTATTAGTGCTTATTGTGTAAAAAGTAGTGTCAAAGCTTTGAGTAAACCAAGCTCCGCCATTTATCCTTTTACCAATAATAATAAATTCATTATCTTGTTCAATGTAACAATCTATGACATCTCCTGGGGACGTAGGTTGGTTTGTAACAGCTCCTTTTGGTCCATAAAATCCTGCTACGGGAGATGTACCAGCTAATCCTCCAACATAATAAAGTGTACTGTTTCCACCTGTAGCTATTTCATACAAGTAACCTCTTGGACTAGCTCCGACACTTCTGCTTAAAAATCCAAACTCTAAAAATGAATTTGCATTTAATGTAGCTGTAAAGCCAAATCTAACTTTCGTTAAATCTGTATATTTATTCAAGTAAATGTAGTCTGACAAACCACCCGGAGCGCCATTAAAAGTAATTCCGTCACTTGCAAATGTTACGTATGGATTACCCACAGTTGTCCAGTCCCCTGAATCAAATGGGTTAGATACAAATGTACCTATTGGTTCTACTGCCGGCCAAGGGGCTGTTTTTAAATTAGATCCAAACCAAAATTGATTATTAGGTCTCATATTTTAATATTTTGATAAGTTCCAACTAATAGTAGTACCATTATAGTAAAACGATGCGATGTCTATAGCATCTGCTGCCGTACTCAAAGTCATTGTAGCTGTACCCTGCGTACCCATTACAATGGAATTTGCAGGTAATGTAATAGTTCTAGTGCCAATATCATCTTGTATAAACTCTATAGTACCATAATCACCCGGTTCTAAATTAGTAATTGACAAAGTTCTATCTCCCTCTAAAACAACTTTAGAATTATATCCATCTTGATAATTCCAAGTAATTAAAGCTCCATCTTCTAACGTAACCGGCTTTTTAGAATCAAACAATCGGTTTAAATTTGATATTATCTCATTTATTTTTACAAAAAACAAAGGAAAATCAGTTGACCAAAATCCTCTTGTTGTGTTTTTATCTAATTTATTTATGTTCATTTCCTTATTTGTTAAATATATATTATAATTGTTTAATTAACCTTTGGGTTACTATCAGGATTACTTACCGTTAACGATGCTACAAATGTACCAGCTAAACCAATAGCTATCAAGTAACCATCTAATTGTTCTGGAATAAATGCTAATTGTTCAGGAAATTCTTTTCTTGCTGCAACTAAAGCTGTACCTAATCCGGCACAAGCAATCATCCATCTTCTTAGTTTATTAAAGAAAGTCGGGCCTTCTGCCACTAATCTGTTCCAAATATTTTTAATAGTTAAGTATTTCATAGCATTAGTTTTTTAATTCAAATTTCTTAATAGCATAAATGATTGATATTACAACCTTATTTTTCCAATCAGCAGATAACATTTTTGTAGCCTCTTCTTTATTAGTATGAAATCCTAATTCGCACAATATGGCTGGGCAACTTGTATTCTTTAAAACATAGAAGTTTTCCTCTTTATCTTTGTCTTGATCAGAACCATCAGTTCTCCATTTAACAGAGTCTTTAAAATTATCCTGTAATTCACTTATAACTAATTCAGCAAACTTATCACTCTCCGTTTGGCCTATAGATGTGTATACAGACATTCCGCTTGCTGGATGCCAACTTATTCCATCTCCGGCAGCATCACTATGAATAGATACGTAAATGCACGACTCCTTTTTAGCTAATTCATTAGCTCTTGCTACTCTAGTTGGTAACGACACATCATCTTCTGATGCTACGCAGTCAAACGTTTTAATCCCTTCCTCAGCACAAGCTTTCATTAATCTTTTGGCAATATCTCTATTATTAATACCTTCAAATAACTGAGAACCATCATCAAATTTAGGTGAACGTTTACCAGGTGTAACGTATTTTCCGTTAACAATTCCTCCGTGACCCGCGTCAATTATTACTGTATAGTGAATATTTTTCATGCGTTATCTTTTTTTAATTCATCTTGTAACTCAATCCCGTTTGGTAAAATAGCATTTTTAGGGTCGTAAAAATATGTTTTACTTTCTTTATTCGACGTACTCTTTTCAAACATCTTCATACGAAAATCAATAGCTTGATTTATTAATGCCTGTTCAGAAATAGCCATTAAATACTTCTTTTCAAACATTTCAAACTTATTATTTAATGTATCATTAATACTATTAAACCCGTGATTCATGTAGCCTATAGAGCTTATTAAAGCACCGCAAATCATAATTACGGTACTTAAACTAAATTTATTTTTTTCAAAATCAGCCATATATTAAAAAGGAAATGGTGGTGTTGGTTTTGGTAAATATTCACTTAAAGGAAGAGCCTTAACCCATTCAATAGAGCATTGGCTCTGTTCTTCTTCTGAAATAACCCAATTGTTATTTATATCCTGAATAGGATTAAAAAAAGAATCGTCTTTATACGAAACTCCCTCTAATGAGTTTTTTTGCTCTATTGTTAATAGTACTATTTGCATATTAGTAAACGTTTCGCCCAAGAGCAGTTTGTAATGTATTAATCAATCCACTTAAAACAATAGCTTCCGAACCTGTTAATCCTGATGATATAAAAGCAGAGGCACATTCTTTTGTTGTGTAAAAAGAATCTACACCATTGTTGTTGTATGCTCCTAAGTATATTTCTCTATTAGGAGATGAAATAGAAGCTGTAGTGTCAGATGCTTTTTCTAATCCATTTTTATAAATTTTAATACTATTTACAGAAGATCTTGATGTAATATACAACCCCAAAGAATCTGCATCACCAAATGAAAATCCGGATAAATTATTCACAGCATTATAAGTTGACCCTCCAGTACGAATTTCTAAAAACGTTTGAGCTAAAGTATCTGTACATCCCATTTCTACTTCTACAGCATTAGAATTTGTTCTTGAATAATACCCTAAAGATAAACTATTTAAGTCTGGCGCTGATGGAATATAATACGTTCTAGCAAAAGCATTAATCCCATTTGGTAAAGCTCCCGTTGCTGAATGTGTCCACCCACCATTAAATTGAAGTCTATAAGCTGCATCTAAATCCCTAGCGTCCATAAAATTAAATTTATGAGTGGATGTGTCACCCCCAACCATAGGCCAATAAGCAAAAGGTTTATTTGTCAATCCATTTAAGAATAATCCATACTCAAACTGTTTCAATGAATCTATTATAACGGTATCAGTTATGCCGGTAGATGCCTTAAAAGCATTTGTTAACGGATAAGAAAATCCGCTATTTCTATTAAATAATAATCTTCTATTTATTATTATATTAGGCATATATTAATCTTGAAGTATTCCGAACGAAATAGATAATTCATCTGCTACGTAAGTCTTAGTGTCTCTTGAAACTAAAGCTATCCATACAGAACCTCCTAAAATTGACTGAATAGGTCTTCCTAAATTAACAGTCATTCCAACTGAATTATCAGAAAAACTAGCATAATCTGCCGCAACTACATTTATAATACCTATTACTTTAGGTAAATCAACATCCGCAATATCTAAAGCCGAGTTGTCTGTAAACGTAGTGGCTGTTGGATTAGAGTCAAATACAACAATATCATAAGCTCCACTTTGTTTACTTAAATCTCCAGTAATAACAGAATGAATAACGCCTGTACCATAACCGGCACTAGAGCTTCTAAACATCTCTACCTCTATAGGACATTTATCTCCTAAAACGTCTCCTGAGCCATAAGTAGCCCCATCAACACCAACTTCTGTCCCTGTTAATTTAACTATTTTAGTTAGGCCCCCAGTCTTTAAATCTTTTAAAGCTCTTATTATTTCAACAGTCTCTTTATCCATTTTTGTATTTTTTATTGAGGTAAAAATAAATAAAAAAAGCACACCTTTTGAGTATACTTTTAGTTTTACATAAAAAAGGCAGACATTTATTTTCGCCTGCCTTTTTAGATTTATAAATTATTAATTAATTAAGATAAAATTCTAGTATTTGGAATTGCTACAAATTCAGAAATAGAAGCTGCTGGATCTCCACCACCAATATTAACTATTTGGTAAAAAGGAATAAGAGCATCTCCCGCATCAAATATCATTGTAGTGGTTCCTGCTGAATAAATAGGATAAGAAACCCCATCTGCAAATGCAGTTACAGTACCATCCTTTGCAACTTTAACAACAAATAAAATTGATACAGCGTCAACCGGAGCAACTGCAGAAATAGCTTGCACGTGAGCCGCTCCATTTAAACCGGCGTTTGTTGCAATTAAATCTCCATTTATCCAAGTTGTACCAGCCGCCGAGCTACCATTACCAATAGCCGCAATATCTGTATAGTTATTAAATGTAGCATCGTATACAGCTTTTTTACGGAAACCAACCTTGAATGCAGCATCCGTCCAATCTGCCATTACAACACGAGACACAAGCATAAAATCTTGTTTACCAACAATAAATTCCTGACAGCCTAATGTTTGCTGATTTGCAGATGTATGAGATCCCTCAGTAGCAGTATCATCTTGATCGATCAATAATCCAGTAGCATTTAACACAGGAGCAACTATTGTTTGAGTTCCAATATTAGTACGATTTAATGAGCCATAAGGAGACAATTGCATACCTAGAGTATTAGCTGTTCCTGTTGGAGCGGCACTTAAAGGATCTGCAAACTGAATAGGTTTATCAAACCACTCGATTACGGTACTTGGGTCCGAAGAAAACTGATCAAACATTCCCTTTTGCATATAACGCTCAAACGCTTTATATCCAGTTAAGTTAGCTGTTGAGGTTCCGGTTCCATTATCAACAAACACTTGTTCTGTTAACAATAAGAACACGTAAGAATTACCGTTAAATGCAGTCGGTAAAGCAACACGTTTCAAATATGAAATTGAGAACATATTGTATTTTTGACCACTTACAGCAGTTCCACCAGTAATAGTTAAAGGAGCATCTATTTCTCCTGAAATTAAATTACCCGTCATGTAATCGTAAACTGGAGCATTGTTTAATAAACTTTCTCCTGATCCGAATCCATAAACAGCAGCAGTTGTTAACACGTAATTAGTAGCAGCAAATCCTGTTCCGTCTGAATTTTGAGCAGGACGAACATAAGAAGCTCCTTTACGGTTAGTCATACCTTGATGATTGTAAGGATAATATCCCGCATCATCAGTTACTGTAAATCCATTACCGCCTGTTAATGTAGCGGCTACAACAAAATTAGACGCAATAGCGTTAATTTTAGCAATAATAGCTAAATGAATAGCTTCGCGTTGTAATGCAGCATTAGCTCCTAAGGTTGTAATGTCGGCTGGAGTAGTGTAAATGTATCTTTTTACATTTTCAGTATACCCATGGTCAACTCTTGTTACATCACCTATTTCAACAACATAAGTTGTATCAGCAGTTGGCGTATAAGCTGTTGCTCCGATTGTTACTACTTGCTGAACCTCAGCTTTGTAATTAATTTGTGAGAAATCAACGATTCTCGTTTGTTTTACGGGGTTAAGACCTGCAATTAGGATTTCACCGCCACTGTATTGAACGTCTGTGTTTGCAGATGTCGTTAACAATACTGATTTGTTTTTCTGTGACATTGTTTTTTTTGTTTTTATTGGTTTATAATGCAGTAAATATAAATGTTAATTCAATACAAATTTAGTCAGTTTCTTTTTCTACATAAGCAGAATTATTAAACGCAGATGTTACACCTAATAATATACTAGCCGCCATTTTAGCTAATTCATCGTGTACTTTTTGAGGTAAGTCACAATTAACCAAAACAGATGTTGGTATAACCTGGCCGCTAGTTAAGTTTGTGTTTACGGAAACAAATTGCGCTCCCGGAATATAAACAACACCATTATGCACACTTTCTTCTACCGCTGTATATCCTGTTGTATTAACCAATACGCCCGCACCAGCATCTATTAAATCAGTTTCATTTCCCATGTAGAAAGTTGCCGGTATTTTTATATAAGTTAATGAAGCACTTGAAAATGTTCCGCCGATACCTCTATATAGTTTTAATCCGGTAGCATCCTCTAAAAAATAAGGCTTTTTATTATTTGGCTTTCTAAAAGAATCATTTAACATAGGTCCAATTTCACTATAATTAGTGTCACGTCCGTATGTTGTATTACCATCAATTGTACAAGATAGCGCCGCAAAAGATTGATAATCTGCCGGGTAATTTATATGGTTAACCGTAATAATATCATTAATAGTTGTCGTTACAGTCGGTACAGTTGTACTAGTTTTAATTAATGTATACAATTCATCTCTAAATTTCTGAATCCTATCTAAGCCAAATATAGCTCCTGATGGTTTATCTGAATCTATAATAGAGTCAAGTTTATTCATAATTGAATCATTAACCGCCTTATTTATTTCCTGAAAAGAAAATCTAGTAGCCTGTGTAAGATTCGTGTATACACCTATTGCATAGTAAAATTGTATCGGATTCATAGTATTAAATTTTATTTAAAAGTAAATAAAAAAAGAGCTAGTTTTTAAGTAGCTCTTTTAGTTTTGTGTTTAGTTGTTTATTAAGATACTGACTCTACTTTACCTATTTCATCAATCAGCTTTTGTTCTGACATCAAGGCGAATCCTTTAATTTTAAGTTCTTTAGCTCTAGCCTTTAAACTCTCCATTTCAGAAACATCTTTCGCTTCGGATTCATTAGACATTGCAAACGGTGGAACAAATTCCTCTACTGGTTTATTTTTAGCTAATTGAGCTTCAAGTTCCATAATTTTGCGTTGTAAGTCTGCTTCTTTAGAAGTTGATTCTACTTTAGGAGCAACTACCTCCATTGCTTTTTGACTTTCCGCGTCTTCCTGATTACATTTAGCTGTTATGGTCGTTGCAATCCCGGTATTATTAATTAAGAACTGTACTGCCATTTCCTCATTATGACCCATAGGCATATTTCCATAGATATAAGAACCTGTTACATTATCTAAATTAATCTTACCCTTAGCTAATCCTCTTTTAAATACAGAGATAAACTCTCTCTTAGGGTCGTTGTGTAAATCTATAAATCTCTTAGGGTCTAATTCCATTACTCTATAAACTTCATTGGTTAACATAAATACACTTTTGTTAGCCTCTACGTTTATACCTAAGTTAATAGCAGTTTCAAGTAAAGCGTTTCCTTTTAAAGACTCAATAATATCTTCCGCTTTTCTACGTAAAGTACGCTTATCAATATCTTTATGAGCATTTACTTCTCTATCAATTACTCTCCATAAGCTTTTACCTTGCTGATTAGGACTCCCTTCTACATAAGGACTATTCTTAATTACGTGCCATGCAATAGCCTGTTCCGGAATAGATAAATCAAATGACATTCTATCGTCAATCCAAAATGCTTTCCATGATAATTCTTTAGTTTCTGAATTAATAGAAAGTGGAACCCCGATACGAAGATTTGTTTTCCTGTCTGTAATAACGCGTACCATTTTAACATTTTCATGTTTATTAGAACGCTTCATACATTCGATTTCAATAAATCCTTTACGAAGACAGATGTTTGGGTTTGACAGATTTACTATTTTAGTTTCTGCGCCATTGCCATCCTTTACAACGACATAATCTTCGTTCTCTTTCAGCATTTCGCTTACATTCTGAGAACTAGTTAAATTAAATACATTCATTTTTATTTGTTTTAAATTTAAACAAATGTAATAAAATAATGCAAAGTTGCATCAAAAACGTAATTATTTAAGATTCAGTATAGTATTCGTAAACTGTATTATTTTTACGTCTGCCAGATAATGCTTCTGATAAATAAGAACGACTCCCACCTCTTTCCAAATAAGCATCTTTAATTGAATCGTGTATTTTGCCTGTTAATGTATTGATTACTTTCTTTGAATCTTTGTGATTAGCGCCGAACTTGGCAGCACATAATTTAGCTGCTGCTATTTTGTGATTTTCATTTACAAAACAAAGTCCTGTTCTCCATGCGTGCTGCATGTTTCCTTTTTGCGTACACCATTCTAAGTTAGAAACATGATTATTTAACTTGTTTCCATCTATATGATTTAAACATGGCAAGTTTAACGGATTAGGAATTAGATTTAATCCAACTATCCGATGAACTCTAATTTGACTCTTTCCATTATTATTGTATAAATTAAGACAATAATATCCTTTTGTATTAATGTTTTTTCTTAAAAACACTTGACTCAATTTACTCCAAATCTCTCCATCTTCTGTTACACAATAATTTTCAAATCCTTCTATTTCTTTCATATAATTAAAAAATCCTCTTACTTTTCACGCTGCAAGACGTTAATAGGTAAAAGGATTCGTTTTAAAATTTCTTTAATATCGCTTGCAGTCGATGAGCAAATTTACAACAATTAAATTAATTAAACAAAAAAAACACCCAACATTTCTGCTGAGTGTTTTTAAATCAATGGATTAATTAAGCTCCTTTACGGATAATGGCCCAGCGCTTGGTGTTATAAATAACAAGTAAATCTTGTTTTAAAAACGCCATCTTCCAGCTATCCTCCTCAGAAATAGCATCACCAGGTAAACCAGTCATACCATTAATGGTAGTTTGAACATTAGAACGATTAACGCCATAAGCTCCTTTAGGTATAATTTCGATATTAGAATCCATAAATGTTCCTAAATCTCCACCAATATAAGTGCTTGACATGATTAATTGACCATCATTACCTCTTTCAGGGAAACGTAATTCATCATCAAATAAAGGATGTTGAACAAAGCATACTGAACTACCGGCAAAATTCATTTTCATGATATGGTAACCAACTTCGATTTCAGCTCCACCTTGTACAGATTGTAACAATTGTGCATTTTGAGAAGCGATGAAACGAGCCATTTTACGTTGAGCATTGTAGTACCCATCAATACCAGTCATAAAGATAATGTTTACACCAGTTGTAGAAGTAGAAGATTGCTTGGTTAACAATTTCATTACATCAATAAAATCATCTTCTGTAGCTTCTCCGTTTACACCTGAACCGTAAATTTCATTACCTCCTGAAATTTGCTCTTCGATACCGTCACCCATTACGATTCCGTTTCCAGTATCATTATCAGTTAAGTTAGCAACAGCCGCACGAGAACCATCAGTATTTTTCATAGTAGAAATACCGAAGATTTTAGCATATTCGTTTTCCATAGCCCATTGAGCTTCTGCTTGACGAACTTTCTCAAATTTCCATCCTTTTACCGGACCATTAGAAGACATATATTCATACCACAATACATCGGTAGCAGCATCACCAGAAATAGCAACAGTCTTACGTTGTAATGTCATATCAACAATAAATGTATCAGGGAATTGATCACGACCATATCCTTTTAAAGATTTTTCTCCGTAACCAGTTGTAGAAGGGAAACAAGTATAAGTACCAGTTCCTTGTGCTGCAACTACAGTAGCCCATACGAAAACCTCTTTTTGTGGATGTTGGAATGAATATAACCAACCAGCAGCTACTTTAGTAGGCTCGCTCATAGTCATCGCAGAATAACGATTACCATAAAAAACAGCCATTTGTCCTTTATAGATATAGTTATCTTTCATGATTAACTGGAAAGTTCCGTCAGTTCCTGAACTACCAACTTGAGATAAGATAGTAGAAGATTTTTGAATACGACCCATTACGTTAAAACGTAAAGCGCTGTCTCCAATAGCTTGACCTTCTTTTATTTTACCGAATTTTGTAGGTTTAGTGATGTCAATACCATAAGGGCCTACTGCTCCTGATGTTAACAAAGTTGTTAATTGACGTTGGTCTACACGCTCTAACATTTGGCGAATAGCTGGGAATTTTTGCTGATTTCTAATTAAATCAGACTCTAAAGTACAATCTGCTGAGAATGTACCTCTTACTAGGTTTGTTTGACCTGGGTTTAAAGTTGGCATTGTTTGTTTATTTTTATGGTTAATTTTTAAATTTTACCATTCAAAATAGGGTCGTTTGCTAGTCTTTCAAAATTTCCTTCAATTGTGTTTGTCATGTTTGTTCCTGCTCCGCCGGATTGCTTCGGTGGTGTGTTATGCAGCTTATTTGCTATCTCGAGTTTACCTTTATTGTAGCTCTTAGCTTCAATATTTTTAATGGCTTTCTCTCCTAGCTCAACAAATGCGATAAACTTAGCTTTCATTGCAGGGTCATTTAATACATGGTCGTACTTACCATTATTGAACCTTTCAGTTAAGCCTTTTACTGTCTCTGGAGCAAGTGGCGAACCCATAAAGTCTTTTATCTCATTCAGAGATTTAATTACAGATTCAGTTTGTTCTTTACTCTTTTGCGCAGTATAGTTATCTTTATTTGCTTTATATTTTTCAATTATTTGTTCTCTTTCAGAAATAATAGATTTCTCTATAGTATCTAATTCTAAATGTATTCTTTTAGCCTCGTGGTTAATATCTCCGCTTTCTACCTTCTTTTCAATTTCGGCATCTATCCACTCTCTATCCGTATCAGTTAGTTCTCTTACTTGCTCGATTTTAGCAGTTAAGTCTTCTCTATATAATTCAACAGGAGTTAAGTTTCTGTACTTGTTTATGTTTTCTAAAGGAGCGTTAATTTCTTCTAAAGTCATACCGGATTGTTGAAGCTCAATCTCCATTCTTGTTTTAGGGTCAAGATTGTGGAAATAGTCCTCCATTTTCTTAGAATCTACGTCTAATAATTGTTTTTGTAAAGGCTCTAAGATAGCTTTTTCATAAGCGTCTACACTATCCTCTGTTATAGATAATCCTTTTTCTTTAGCATAAGCTATCCAACTTCCTTCCGGAGCTTCTTCTGTAGTTTCATCATCTAAAGTCAAAATATCCTCTACCGGCTTTTCCTCTTTAGCTTCCTCTACAACTTCCTTTACTTCTTCTTTAACATCTTCTTTTGTTTCATCTAATTTAACCTCAGATTCAACAACCTCTTCCGGTTTGTTTTCTGTTTTAACCTCTTCTTTGATTTCTTCTTTTGGAGCTTCTACGTTTCCGTTTAAAGTTGCATCAGTTGATAATAAATCAAAATTTGGTTTGAATGTAGCAACCTCTGCATCTCGCTGAGTATCATTTGCTATTGTTTCATTTGTTTCCATTTTGTTGTATTTTTAGTCAAATATATTAATAATTCTCATTGTTTATACTTTCGTTGTCGAATTTATGCTGCTGCTCAACTATTTTATCTCCGGCCGCCGCAGCTTGAACCCTAATATCGGTATCTCCTTGAAGTACTATTTTTTCTAAATCGTGAGCCTGAACGTCCTCTCTTTCTGCATTAGCTAATTCAACTTGTTGTTGTAATTGAGCTTGTTGCATTTGTTGTTGATTAGCCATTTGAGCTTGTTGATTCTGACCTTCAAGTTCTTTAATCTTAGCCCAAGACTCTTCTAATACTGCTTTTTGGTCAGAAAATGATTCTGCTAATAAGAATTTAAGAGCATCTTCCGGACGCATTTCTTTAGCATTTAAAGAAGCTTCCATCATACCTTGCATAAATTGTTTTATCTCTGAGTATTTTCCGCCGTCTTGTAAATGAACACCGTAATCCTTAAATCCAATTTCCTGAGAAACCTTAAGATATTTAAACTTACTTACGCCTAATATCTGCTCTCCCTTTTCTATTTTATGGAAAGCCCAACTTACTTTAGTACTTTCTACTATTTTAGTTAAAGTCTTGTTTATATAAAGATATACTCCATAAAAGAAAGGTTCGGTTATGGTCCTAGATGCCTGTATAGCTGAATTAGTATTAGTAGCTGTTGCACTAGCGGCTATCTGCCCTTCTCTATCATTATTGATCCCAGTCATTCTATCCATCATGACCAAAATGTCATTTTTGAACTGAACTAATGCTCCAAAAGAACTACTTAACCCCAAATCATAAGTCTGTAATATATTATTCAAGCTCACATCCCTTCCGTGCATATTACCACTAGCAGATGTATCATAAGTTATAAATCCATCATTAACAATATCGTAATTAATTTGTTTTACTGAATTTTTAGCTCCAAGGGCAGCCGTGTTAAATCCTAATATTGTTCCCTTATGCTTATTAACATCTTTCAATATCTGATACATTACTATATCAAATATATTACTCCAGTTCTCCATTTCATTCATCAATGAAATACGTCTTCCATCAACAGTTCCACATAAATATCCGGTATAAGAACCGCTTAATATTTTAGTTGGGTCATCCACGCTTCTCATCTGAAACTGCGCCCTACGCATATTTATATCCAGTTCTTTTAATCCTCCTATACGAGTAGCTTCCCATAAATCTTCTATATATTTAACAACTATCTCATAACTACCCTTTTCCACTTGCTTCTTATGCCAATCTATATTTTTCTCATAAGCTTCGGTGTCCATTTCTGTGTAAATATACTTTTCACTAGGATCAAATGCTAATTGCGTAGCTGTTTTTGTGATTCGTTTAAAATATATAGGCTTAACGGATTTCCACTCTATATGAATAACCTCAACAACTAATCCACCAACCGGAGATTGCGTGATGCAATTACCTGATTGAGAAATATATCCTTGTGGGTTTTTAGAAATGTCATTAAGCATTTCTATCTGTTTAGTCGTTAACTTATAACGTCTTAAAACTTCATGTACAGATAGCCATTGACGACACCCCATGATAGGACTTTTCTCTAAAAACGTATCTCCTTTTATTTCCTCGTAAATCGCATCCCTTGGATCAACACTTATGTATTGAGTATCTCCTTCTTCATCTCTTTCTATTTTGCCATAAATCATTGAGGCAATAGAACAATTCAATAAATCATTTGAGAATTTCTGTTTTAAATCTAATGAAGGTATTTGCTCATTAAGTATTATTTGCATAATACTCTCCTCTTTGTCTTTAGGAGACATTTTATCAAATATTGGATCCTCTTCACTATCAGGAATCGGCGCACCTTCCATTAAATCTACACCAACCTTATTCTTAAGTTGCTCTAATTCAGCTTTTGCTTCCATGGCACCGTAAACAAAGTCCATTTGCTCCATCTTTGCAGATTTTGCGTCTCTATTTATAGTTTCAACAGTTGCATTTAATGGTCTTGTTAAAAACTCCCCAACCATTAATTTAATCTTAGTTGAATGCGCTCTATATGAAATAAATTTAGCTCTATTCTGCCTTCCGTATGTATTAGTCAAATAAAGTATACTAGATGGTGGTTTTATACCATTATATGATTTAAAAGACTCGTCCATTAAGCCCCTATTATAATTAGAGTTTCTTAACAATCCTTGAGCGTAATCTAAATGAAGTCGACACCAATCAGGTGTTTTTTCTATTTCTGGAATTAATTGCGATGGAAAAGATAACATTGATGTTTTTTTATTCAAAAATAGTAAAATTTGATTAACTATCTACCGAAACCTTCATAATCTATTTCAGGATCTAATGGCTTAGTAAATTCTCCTACTGGTACCATGTTTCCGTTTTCATCATGAGTCCAACCACCTAGGCTAAAAGGATCTTCTTTTTCATGATAAGTATTATCTTTTGGGGCAACATTTAAGCTAACCGATTGCATTAAAGCAATTCCATAAGCATCCGCCAAGTCATTATCACTACCTATCTCAACTTCATCAAAATTACCTAATTGATTTAATAATTCCGGAAACCATATATTTTGAACATGATCATGTATAGATGTCTGCATAAGTCCAACCATCAAAGGCCGACTATATGAATTTAATGATACCCAAAATTCATGAGACTGTTCACTATTCATACTCTCAAACTTAGTTGGCCTTGCTGCCAAATACTTCATACAATTGCTATCCTTATACCAATTTATGATTCCGGAACTTGCCGCCTTATCTCCTAACGTATTTCCAACTAAATCATAATAAACAGATAGCTTTAAACACATCTCAAAAAATATTTCTTTTCTTTTAGGCCTTGTACAAATAATAGCTACCGGCATATTAAATGGAACGCCAAATGAATTTGCCCTTGTAATAACGCACATGGCCCCTAAAGATTTAGAAACACCCTTGTCTTGATCATAAGCATCTATCCCGGAACAATACATATTCTTGTATTTTTTATCTGGGTGGTATTCATCTAATATTAGAATACACTCGTTTTCATCATCTTCATCTCGCGCCGGAATAGCTTTTACTCTTAACGGATTTGACCTTTCTAAAGTTCCTTCTTTGGTAACCCATTCTAGTTTCCATTTAGAATATTTATTCTTATTTATTGTTATTTCGTCTTGTTGAGCATTTATCTTTTGAATGTCAAAATTATTACTAAACATCTTTCGAAATATTTCTGCCTGCGTAAGCGGATTGTTCTGTAAATGCTCTAAGTAAAGCTTTAATTCTCCTTTCTTTAATTCTTCTCGTTCTTTTAAAATATCTGCCTTAGCGGCCTCTAAATCTTCACATCCTACTAACTGGTATGGTTTATAAAGTTTAGATAAATTAGGTGTTACGCCAATTACCTTTCCTTTTCTAGTTGCTCCTCCGTAATATGGTTTCTTAAATCTTTCTCCAGTTAATACAAACATAACAGCATTAACATCCTTTAGATTCTCAACTATAAATTTAAAATCCTTAGAACCCTTGTTAATATTACCCCCGGTTCCAAATATATACATAACACCTACTTGAACCCCGCCGTCTGTTAAAGCATCTTTTGTTGCTGAGTAAAATTCTTTAAAGTTCTCGAACTCTCCTGCCTCTTCACAAATAACATCATTCAAATATGTTCCCTTTAATATATTGGGATTATTATGTGCTGTTCTTATGTAAATCTCCGTCTTTATTCCTTTCTCTACTGTTTTTCCGTTTTCAATAACCTCGTACCCGGAAGTTATCTCTTCGTCATTCTTCGTTAATTGATTTAACTTAAATTCAGGCACCAATAAAGATTCTGATATTTTAAGCTTCTTAATAAAATCATCTGCATAGGTCTTTTTACCTGCCGCAACACCAGCATGATAGGCAGGAATAAACCTATAACCGTAATCCACTACTGCCTTTTGAAAGAACTCTGATACACCGGCTCTACGCTTTTTAGGCAACACTAAGTTTAGGTTATTGTCTTTACAGAACTCTACTACATAAGCCAACTGTAAATGCATATCGCAAAAATCAGGAGTTATTACACCTGTTACTGTAGCCATTGAGTTAAAATTCATGTAATAATAGAATCTGCCGGGGAGCCATATACCACCTGTTTGATAGCCATTAATACATCTGTATAATTGCTCCGTCCAATACTGTTCGTATTCCGGAGTTCCTATACATTTTGGATTGTTTACGCCATTTGCATAATCTGGTATTCCATTAACAACTACGGGATTTGGACAAAAGCCCTTTGATTTTATGAAGGGGATTTGCGGTATAGGTAAATCTTCTATTCTTTTTCCTGCGTAATTCATTAGTTCCTTTTAGCAGTTACGGCAAAATACATTTTCTGATTAGATTGCATTTTCTCTATCCAACTCATCTTAACATTACCCTTTAGCTCCCCGTCAATAAGTTTTTCTTCTACAATCTCTTCTTCTATACTCCTAATGGCTTTTCTGAATTTATCAATACTATCCATGGCATTCTTAATACCAGTATTAGAAGTTTCCGCCTCTAACAATTGTATAAGTTCATCTATCTTTTTATTATACATCTCCACTAATTCAATATTCCTATTGTATTGTAAAGATTTATAAGCTTCAATAGCTGATTTTATTCTTTGTGAACGCTTTTCTTCGTTAAGAAGTTCCGGTACGTTATCTTGATAAACAGCCCATATAGCTTTAGATACTCTTTGTCTTTCCGGGAATTGTCTAAATATAGAATTATAATCATACGCAAGTACTAAGAAAAGCACTTCTTTGTTATCTAAAAGACCTAGTTCGGGGCTTAATTTTAATACGTCCGGATGGAGTACAATATTGTTTTTTAAATCACAGTAGATTAAATACGACATAATAAATAGTTTTTACGAAAAAAATCGACGGTATACATCTCGTACCCGTCGACTAAATTAATAAAAATTATTATAAGTCCTATTTTAATCTAATTTTGGAACTAAACTGAATTTTAAACCATTAACAATATAATGTTTGTTGAAATAAACATCCGTTTCTATATTAGCTATAATTTCTAATAAATCTAATTGAATACCATTAATTATAATTCTATCTCCAGTTATGCTAGTCAAATAATATTCTGTTTTTAATTGTTTATCAAGTTGTTCTTGGGTATATTTCATTTTTTATTGTTTTTTAATGCAACTTTGCATCGTTAATTAAAATATTTCATCATTATCACTAACATACATATCAATAGAAGGATTTAACATCTCTAATATATCTTCTTTAAATGTTTCTAACAGAATATCAATATCATTTCTTAGATAGTTTACATTAACCACATGGTTTTCATAACTAATTAATTTTCCATTTGAATCCCATGTAGGAACTATTAAATCTATAAATAATCTTTCACATTTTCTTCCCGTTAACTTTTCGAAAAGTCTGGCATAATATGATAACTGAAAAGATATTTTAGTGAATTTTGTATTTGGTAAATGTTCAAAAGGCGCATTTAACCAAGCCTGTCCGCTTACCTTATACAAGCTGTCTAAACCTTTTTCAAAACATTTCCAATCACCTTTATGAAATCTGCTATCCGATCTATTAGTTACAATACAAGAACTATCTGTACTTCCCGCCACCCTATATTTCTTGTCATAAACAACTACCTGATGATAAATCTTATTATAGATTTTATACTTTTCTAATATTTGCGGAATAGCTTGTTTTAAATCTTCATCAGAATCTAAAATAACGCCTGTATTAGAAAATCTTTCTAAGGCATTATCAAATCTAGTTCCCTGAAAAGCTGTTTGCTGCCATTTAGCTAGTAATTCATCTGATGTTTCTACTGTGTTTTTGGAGATAGCCCTAGCTACCATTTCGGCGTCAAATTTCTTAACTAGCTTTCCATATAAAGCAGAAAACGAGATATATTGATTACCCTCTGAATCAAAATACTTATGCTCATTAGGTTCTAAATATACCTCGTTTGGAAATAGGTTATGAGCCATATTTATTTTTTTCTTATATCAATTATAAAAAACAAAAAATCAAAGGATATTCTATCTTTACTATTAAAATATCCAAGCAAACTTCTTGGACTAATTAATCCTGGTATAAACACATTTAATATATTAATGTAAGTGTAATTATCTTTAACATACCTAAATTGAATTAAAGTTAAATCTAATTCTATTGTTTTATTTTTTTCCATTACGCTTTAAGTTTTATAGGTTCGGCGGATAATTCACTTATATGTAAAACATCTTCCGGATTAAACTCCATCTCACCGTCTGTTTTAGTTTCTAAAGAAATTTCTTCTGATTCTATGTCTTCATCAGTATCGGCGCCAACATGAATAACATTAGATAAATATCCAAGCTTACCCAACATATCCTGGTGAAAAGCAACCTTACCATCTTCATCTAAACTATTATATTCTTCCATATCAACCTTAACCCCCTTACCATGACGTATATAGTTTATAGCCAACTCAGAATCACTAATAACTTTAGTCTCATCCACAAAATGCTTAATCTCTACTAATATACTTTCTATAATCTTCATTACAGTATCGAAATATTCATAGCCATCCGAACTATCTACCTTAGGAGTTGTTAATGTAATAACCTTTGTGTCAAATACTCTAGTGCTTACCTTAATCTTAAAAAAGCCGGTTTCTCCTAACTCAAATTCAAAAGCTAATACATCACATCCTCCTAATAAACTAATCTTCTCATTCTTAGTAGTTGTGTCTGTTATTAATCCGCAAATATCCAAAGCATGGTATCGCAACTCTTCTATCTTGTCTTCTAAGTCCTGATGTATCGGACGTTTTTTCCCGTCAATAAAGGAATCTACAGAAATCTTATTCTCCTTAATAATCTCTTGTGTTCCGCAAAGGGTTAGGCCCTTTAATCCGCCGGCATTTACCGACACCTTTTTAATTACTCTTTCTTTCATTTTTATTTGTTTTTAATTGTTAATTTCAATTCTTAATTCTCCGGTTATAGTCGAATTTAATACATCCTCCTTAAATAATTCCTTTATATTATACTTAACCTTTAATTCATTTAACAAAATAGAACACCTTTCCATTTCGGAAATAGGTTCTTCAAACATCCGCCGTTGCTCGTACTCTGAATTACTTGCCATATTCAAATATATAATAAATTAATAAATCCCCATCTTTATTCATAAACAACTCACTAGTACTATTTATAAAGTAATTAAAGAATGTGCCGGTACTATGTGTTTGATTCATATCAACTCCGCCCACCCCGTTTCATCACTCTCAAAAAACATATAATCCTCTATACAACTCCATACTATAATAGTAACAGTTACCTTTTGAGAACACCTAACAACCCTCTTATCCATATCCTCTAATAAATACTTATCCCTATCTAAATACTGTCCACTCAATCCTACCTGTACACTAAATGGCAGCCTATTTCCTGATGTATCAAAAGCCAAGTTATCGGCCGCATAAACACTAGCATCTACCACAGGATCCCGCTCACTACCACTATACAACTCCATGTACTGCAAATCATACACACTATCGTATATCCCGTAAGGCTTTATCTTATCTCCTGACACCATGCTAAATTAATTACTTTTTTATTAATTACCTATTTTTTAAATACCATTCATATATACCATCATTTATCCTACATATAGGCCCATAAGGAAATGAACTCTTATTCCATAATATCCAATCCACATCCTCATCATCAGCCTCCGGAAAATAATACAACACCAACTCATGAGGCATAATATCCTCTATCAATACTAACTTCTGCATATCTGTCTTTCATCTATTTCATTGAAGTCATAATCTTCCATTCCACCTTCATATCCGCAATCATACCATTTTCTATTCAAGTATCTGCATATAATCCAATCAGAACCATAACTAACCCAATAATATCCCTCTTTCCTATCCACCACTTCGGCGGTACCATTATTATCTTCCATACACACTTATACTACAATACTAAACAAAAGGTTACATTTTTAACACTTATCACCATAACAATTATTACCTATAATAATACCATGTTCAGTAGTATCATAAGTCACAAACCCTATACTTAGATCACTAGAAAAGAATATGTGCCTAAATACTATTTGTTCTATATTCTTATAACACTCTCTTCTACCAGCATCAATACACTTATCAAGCGCCGAATCAAAATCATTCTCATTAAACAACATATCATACTCAAAATTTACCATATCTTTATTTACTAAAATCTTTTATAACCACACACCAATTACTAAACCTCCTCACCATATCTCTATCCCATACAATCCATCTCCCTCCCCTCAAATCCCACATCAACACCTTTCCACACCTCGCTTTCCTTAACTGTCCCAAAAACTTATTCATACCCACTTTTAACCATTATACGACACAAACATAACAAAGGTTACATAATTGATTAAAAAATCAATAAAAAAAATTATATAAAATTTTTTAACTTGGAGTACTATATGCCTTTAATTTCGGAAACAGAAACACAATGCCTGTACGGGGGGATGTATAGTGACACATAAGACTTTTGACAAATGAATGTTAGGAAAAGTTAAATTAGGTTATTAGGATTGGACTGTGTGGTAAATAGGATAGGTATTAGGTTAGTTGTATGTAATTAAATTAGATAGGCTATTAATAAATTAGAATTATAGTTAGATATATGCCTTACCTTATATTGTGTATCATCCGCGACCTACCGAATTACATTTTAATATTCACTCATTTATAATGCAACTTTGCATCATACACCTACTTATCCGTTTGTAATCGTTTACAATTAGATAATAAGTGTTATAACCATAATCGCTGAGAATCGCATGGAATTAATTTACTGTACATTAGTGAGGTATATCGAAGCTATTACAATTAGGGTTATTGTGATATTATCCGCGCCATTCATAATACGTTTTGACCATTTATGTAATAGTTATATAAAATTAATAGTTTGGCACGCTTAAACGGTTACAAACGAATAATCAATAATTCTATTAGTCATAAATTAAACTATCCTATTTTTAACGAAAAAAGCCGATTGGGTACATGATAGCTTTAAACGAGTTTTTACACGATGCAAACTTGCATCAAAAATGATGTTATTTATTTACCGCTTATGTATCTTTTTTTGTCATTAATAGTTTGGCATAATATTATGTAATTAAACACACCACTATTTGCGGGTAATTATAACAATTCCAATTGTAAACGTTTAATATCTGTTATTTTCTTACCACTCATGTAGTAATTACATTAGCTCGGGATAGTTTTTGTACATTTGATTAAGGAATCAATGTAACATTTTAAAACATTATTCGTATAAATAGTATAAACCTTAAAACCTAAAACCATGAAAACTAAAACAGATTACAACCAGCAAGCAAAAGACTTTTTAAACAAATGTAACACAACATTTAAAGCCAAGTTTATTAAACATGACTTCCATTTTAATGAGGATAACGAAAAAAGAGATATATATTTAATTACCTTAAAAAGAGGTAGCAGAATAGTAACATTTGAATTTGGGCAAAGTCTTCAAAAAAGCGGTAAATATATAGTTTACGACTCTCCGAGCAGAAAGGTAAATGAATTAAAAGGAGCGGACAAATACCCATCAATCGGTAGCTGTTATAGTGCAAATAAAGATTTTGAAATTCCTGATGAATACGATGTACTAACATGTCTACAAAAGTATGAAGTAGGTACATTTGAAAACTTTTGTAGTGAGTTTGGTTACGATGAAGACAGCCGTAATGCAGAAAAAACATACAAGGCTGTTTGCGAAGAATATTTAAAAGTTTGCACCATCTTTAATGAGGATGAAATGCAAGAGCTACAAGAAATACAATAGTCAATTTGGATAACGATTGCACTACCGAAATTCTAAAAGAGCTTAAAAATGAGTTAGAAAGCTAATACGACTATCCAACCCGCAAAATGTTATCATTTTACTAAATTCACAAATAAAGTTCTTTGAATTATTGGTTTTGTTAATTAATTAACGTAAATTTGCGTTAATCAAATAACGGTAAAAATATGAAAGAGTATATCTGGAAACACAGAGACAAACAATGGATTAAAGAAAATCCGGGACAACCAACAATGTATAAGGAGTTTTTAACGAAAGATGAAATAATATTAAACGTTAAAGAAATAATAAAAGCGAAAAACTCCAAACAATACGCTGAGCCAGTTTACGGAAATAATACAAAATACGATAATAGAGATAAAAGCGGCGCTGGAATCTACATTATACTATGCGAAGCGAGTAAATCATTATACGTAGGACAGTCATTAAGCATGAATACAAGAATGCGTAACCACAAAATGAACTTACTATCAAGCAAGCCGCCATTATCAGCAGCGTACAATAAAATGAGACTAGATGTATTTAATCATAAAATGGAATCATTTCAATTCATAACATATAAACCAATGCCAAACGCTAAATACGATGAACTATTAAGGGCGGAAAAAGAGGTAATGATATATTTTATGAAAGAAGGCTATACGCTGTATAACTCAGATAAACCAACAAACATTTACTGCGAAGAAGATATAAAACCACTAATTGAAAAGCTTATAATTAAAGTATCAAAAAACCCCGAGGTAATACAACAAATACAACTGTTAATCGATTAACATTAAATATAGGTATATTAATTCAAATAAACTAACCCTTAAAACCCTAAATACCATGAAAAATCCTCAAATAGTTACAAAACTAAATAGCATGATGGCCGATGAAAAACGTGCCAAACTAAGCGTAATAAGCACCTTAATTGACCACTATAAAGCTTCAAACCCCTTGCTAGACGTGGTTCAATGCTTCGATAAGCTCTACGACCTAGACCTATTCCAACTAAATGACCTATTAAGCGACGTAACTAGCGATTTATGGGCTAATATTTACGCAAACATAGCTAAAATACACAACGCAAAAGGCTAATAATCAATTAGTTATGTATGGAAGTATAGAAAAATATAATACGTTAATCCTTTTTATTTGTTGTTGATTGATATCATGTTTGTTAAAAGGTGTTATGTTGTAGTATTAAACTGTTATTAATTACATATAGGATAATGTATGTTATATGTATTAGAGGTGCTTATATATGTGGTTCATCCGCGCGATACGAAAAATTAAATTATTAATCATTTAAATAAACAGAAATCATGAAAACAGTAGACTTTAAAAAAACAGGTTTTGGTCAATGGAGAGTAAGCACTATTCATTACGGTAAAGAAATAGGTATGCACTTTACAAGCGCGCCAACGTATAATTTGATACATAGTGAGGAAAGGGGTTATAAAAGTGCTATTAAAGCATTAAGAAGCAGAATAATAAATGCTCAAATCGTATAAATAAGAACAGGAATTATAATGCAAAGTTGCATCAAAAAGTAGTTATTTTGTAACCTTTAAATAACAATAACGTATAAAAGAAATAAAGAATATGAATAAGTATAAAGTAAAATATGTTAAGGATGGGGTAATTAATATAGTTACAACATCCGCCGACACCGAAAATGAGGCTAAAGAATCAATAGTTAAATCTAAATCAATAACTATTAAAGATATAGTAGCTGCCAAAGAAGTATTAACACTTAAAACAGAAAGTCATGAAAATTAGAGATAAACAATATATGATGCTTAAATTAGCTATCAGAGAAAACAATATGTTTTGTAATGAAATTAAACGAGAGTTTGTTAAAGCACCAACCGGTGAACACCTAAATAAAATTAGAGATATTTTATTTAATGCAATTTTGACTAATAACAGAAACGAAAAATTGGCAAAAGAACTATATCCTTATATAAATTGGAGTAAAAATAGAACAGGAAGTATAATGCAAGATTGTGATTAAAAATAATAGGTTAGTTAGTTTAACGGTAAAACACGCCCAGAAATGGGTTAAATAGTGAGTAGCGAGAGATATTGGTTCGAATCCAACACTAACCACAAATAAATAATATTATGATACATACTATATTACCATATAACCCAATACTAAGTCATATGAAATTCAACGATAACACTATTGTAATAGGATTTAAGAAGACTAAGGGTATAATACATGAACGTAGCTATAATGTAACAGCAGAGTTAGCGTATAAGCTTTTTTATAGCAAAACCGCATCTGATTCGCTTAAGGCTTATAACGATATTAAAAAACAGGGTAAATTAATAGAAGTAAAAACAATTTAAACATAGGAATAATGACACTAGCAGAATTTGTAAGAGAAACATTTATTATTAAATATGATAGTGTTTTTAGACCAAGAATAATATGTAATGATGGTTTTTCAATGAGCGTACAAGGATCAAGGGCAATGTATTGTACACCAAGAGAAAATTCACCGGTTTATACTGCCATGGAAATAGGCTATCCGTCTTCAAAAGAAGAAAGTATAATGGAATATGCCGAAACTCCTGAAGAACCAACATCAACAGTTTATGCAAGGGTTCCGGTTGATATTATTCAGGAAATAATAAATAAACATCAAGGGATAAACTCGGTAGAAACATTTAAAAAACAGGAATTATAATGCAAGTTTGCATCATAAAATAACCGTCATTGAATATAAGTTCTTCGGGAGTGGTCCTTGGGTTGGATAAGTATTCTTTGACGGTTTAACCTTTTAAAACTAATACCATGATAACTGATAGAGAAATAAATATAGATGCCGCATTAACAAACTGTATAGTTGATTATAACTATTATGCTGAGAATAAGAATGAAGATCCTATTGTAATTAATTCTATTAAATCCGGAGGTATAGAGGTTAGTCATTTGGTATCAACCGCCGACCTCGAAAAATTAAAAGATAGATTGGCCTATTATTATGAAAATGAGCTACATAAATATTATGAGGACCTGGCTAGTGAAATTTCAGACGGAATATGCGCCGAAAGAGCTGAAATAGGAGGAAGTATGCTTATTAATTCAATGATTAAGCTAAAATAAAACAGGAAGTATAATGCTAATTGGCTTTAAATACAATAGCATCTATCTCATCTAAATGCCTGAATGCTATATTAAAATAACAATTCTTACCACTTCTAGCTATTACATTTGCTTTAATTAATCTCCTTAAACTACTTGAAAGAGTGGTATAAGGGCAGTTTAGTTCTTTCTGTATTAATAACCTTATATTCTTATTTAAGTCAAATGGGGCGAACATATCGAATTTAACAAGCACTTTAATAAGCTTTAGTTCACAGTCTGCATATATTCCAAACTGTGAGGCTATTAATTTGATAAAAGCATCCTGTTTATTACCGGTTAATGTTATTTGTTTAGATTTCATACTAAATAGAACTATTTTTCTTTCTTAAATTAATATTAGTTCTATTTAATTCCTTTTCAAAAACAGCCTGTATATTATCACACAGTTTAGTTAACTCATTAGCTAAATCTTCTCCATTAAATTCATTAACTATCTTTAAATAGGCCTTGTGTCCGTTTCTAGGGCTATATACCCTATCATTATGACTGTATACCATATAAGGATTAATCATGTATTGAGATTTGTTTGTTAATTTAATCAATAATCCTTTCTCCACTAATGATATAAAAGACTTTCTTGTATTCCTTATGTTTGTATTATAACACACCTTATCCACTCCATATATTTCTATTGCTCTTTCCGTCGCTTTCTGAAACATCTTTAATAATTCAGTTGAATATGTAATCACATTAGCTAAATCAGAGCTATATACAAGCCATGAGAACAACACATAATCACTTTGAGGTAAGTATAGGCACGCATTAGTAAAGTGCCTTGTCATCCGCTTATTTTCACTATGAGTGGATAGCTGTTGAGTTATATATAAGCACTTTAATTTAGATTGCTCCACTAATTTAGTGTTACCTAATGTGCTAATTTTATCATTATTCATTCGGTGTTATTAATATGTGATTCTATTACGTGTTTTTTTACTCAATTTTATCATTATTGATACCTATTATTAGGTGTTTTTTGAAGTTTTAACCGCCTTTTTAACTACTAAATAATTATTCTAATGGTTATTTTATAGCTTATTTACCACTTTTATCTATTAGTTTAAGTACATGTTTGATTGAATAGGTGTCATATTCGAGAATTTCCGGCGCCTCCAACATTTCATTTAATCGCTTTTTAAGGATAATATCATCATCTAAAGTAAACTCCCCATCTTTAATAAGAGTATAGATAAAATCCTGCAAGTATTCCTCTAGTCTATCTGCGGCCTCTACACTCTCTTTTGGTAGATTCTCCGATGTCTTACTACAGAATAAATTAGATGCCGCTATAAGATTATTAAAAGCCTGTTTCTCGCTATGCTTAAACATCCCTAAAAAGTGGGTATAACTATTATTAGTTACTTTCTGTAAAGCTATGAAAATTAACAAGGCCCTATGGGTTGTTTGCTCTAATTCTTCTCTAGTCATGCTTTATATATAAAGTAACTACTTCTACTACACAAATATCATTAAACCTTTCCGACTCTTCCTTAAATTCCACCTCTATTGATTCTAAGGTATGGAATCGCATAGCTTCGCTTTTATCATCAGTCCATACATTAGCGTAATTGCCTTTGTAGTACTGATCAGTATCTTTGTTTTTGATTACTAGGTATTTTTTCATAGTTTTATTTTTTGTTAATAGTTTCTTTTATAACCGCTTCCTGTAATAAGAAATATACCACAATATCTTCTATTTTTTCGTTTACCATGGATTCGCTTGGCATCTTTCCATTATCTACATCGTCAAGCATATCATAATAACTTACAAGGTGTTTTTGCAACATTCCATGTAATACCCTCGGCATAGACTTTCTCTCCATCTCAGAGGCTCTACGGAAGTGATGTAGCCTGTCTTCATTACGGACATATTCCTTACCCTTAATTAACAATAATTCTTTAGTCTTATCTAATCTATTGTTGATAATTGTCTCTACAATAGATAATGGCTGTTTTTTGATTGGTTGTGTTTTTTTCATAATTGTTTGTTTTTATGTTTGTTTATCTTTTTCTTGATCAATAATATCATCTTCATTCACATAATCTTTACTTACAATGAATAGTAAAACCGGTATAGCTATTATACTCATTAATAAAATTATCGGCCAGGCCTCTTTTATCACTTCTAATACGTAGTTCATGTTAATTCAAGCTAACTGTTATTATTCCTTTATCAAAATCTGTGTTTATAGCTACTACCTTATAAGATTCATACTTACAAGTAAATGTTTCCCCTATTGCCGGGACCCTTCCAAATGTGACTTCTAATCGGTGCATTTGTACTAAACTTTCTTTATAATAATATTCTACTTTCATAATTGTACTGATATTAAGGCATTATCATAGTCAAATACTATAAATTTAACATAGTATTGCTTTCCGTCGATTATTACTTTACTTCCCAATACAGGGATAGTAGTTCTATTTGTATCTGATTCCTTTATTAATACAGTATCTTCATCTACTGTCTCGTAAAATTTAACAACCATATTGTTTTGCTATTTTAGCTTTTAAATAATTAATGTATAATTTTAAATTGAAATTATCAAAATAAGCGGATTTAATTAATACTTATTCCATAGTTTTATTGTTTTTTAATGCAACTTTGCATCGGTTTCACATTTATACTCTATTTCTTTTAAAAGGTTACATTTTTGTCCGAAAAAAGATTTCTTAAAGATAAGTGTATTCTTTAACTCATTATATTGAGCCTTCACCATTGGTTTGTTGTCTCTTAACTTTTTCATCCTTTTTAATATTAATTATGTATTTCTCATAAACACTTTGTGTTTTACTAATATGGTATTTAGAATCGTGTAAGAAACATTTAACCACATCTTCTTTACCTTCATATAATGTAGTGACTAAATACTGATTATCCGGGTTAAATCTATCATAGAATAATTTACATCCTTCATTTTCTAAATCAAATGAACTATTTTTAATAATCCAATTAAACATTGTTTCTATTTGATTTTTAGATAACTTATTATAATATTCATTAATTAATTTATCCCAAAACATGGCCCGCGCTATAGGTCTCGGCGGAATACAAACTTCACTTAAAAAGCACAGCTCATAGAAATCAATTTTGAAAAATTCACTCATAATTTATTTATTTTAACAATTCAGAGTTTTCATATACGTTTCCAATTATTTCTAAGTTTTTCTCGTCCATTTTTTGGAAGAAATAATACTTATCTAAATAAGTATCTTGTCCACAAAAAGAAATATATTTTTCGTGAAATATTATTTTAGATTTAGTTTCATGTGCCTCATGAGTAACTATATCTCCATCATAAATTTCTTTACCATTTTTATCTTTTAATTCGATATATTGAACCACACACTTTACGTGTTCGGAGTCCGGAATAAAGTCATAATCTATAAATTTAGTTGGATGAATCTTTCCGCTTTTAGTTATCTTTAATTCTTCTACATTATACCATTCAAATCTATAAAATGCTTTGTATTTTATCTCTCTCATTTACTTAAGTTTTTAAATAATAACACTTCAATTTCACCTCTTAATCTTTCATTCTCTTTATCAAGCATTGATATAGTTTTTTCATGAACATGAATATTAAGGTAATTCCTTTCTTCTAAGATGGATATTTCCTTTTTATGTTTAGCTATTAAAGCTTTTTTACTAGCGTTTACAAATAGATATACTATTACCGCCGATGTTCCTAATATTATTATTGTTTCTATCATATATCCCCTTGTACGTATGTTAATTATTAAAGGTTACAATTATTTTTTCTTTTTAATATAACCTTTACCGGTATGCTTTCTAGGATATTCAAATATCTCTCTAAGCATCTTTAAATTAACACCCTTTCTAAATAATTGAGTTTTGCCTTTTTTTGGGTGGTTTAAACAAGTCGCTACTGTCATAGTAGTTAAATAGATGTTTATTCTAGTTGCTCCATCAGAATAACTTACCATTCCCTGATCTTCCTTATAATCTAATCTAAAATAATCTTCCGATGTAGCCACTTTTTCTACTTCTTCTATTGGAATTAAATGTTTCATACAAGCTTATACATTAAATATAAAATAAAGGTTGCCTTTTATCTCAATAAATATTTAATTACCGTTAATATTTCGCCGTCATTCGCCAAAATAGACCAATTCTTATACTGAAAATCATTAACCTTTCTATAATACGGAAAATAATCTATTTTCTTTTTATTAATCCTATTTACTACCCTTGTTTGCATAGTTCCTCTATGTAAAATATTAACATCAAATTCTTCTCTGAGGATTGGTAATATATCCTTTTTAAATAATTCACAGTTAATTAATCCTTTTTCAAACTTAGTTAGTTCCATATCATTAATGTTCTTAATTGTTTTACAATGTAAAGAGTAGTTTGATTATTAGTTTCAATTTTATGGCAGCTAACATATAGTAAATTCAAGGGGTTGTACCCAAAATAGCCAATTACTCATCCCAAAACTTACACCAAGCCCTTTTAAGTGCTTTACGTGTGAGTTCATTACCTTTGCAGGAGTCCAGCCTTTCTTTGTTTCTCTGTGTACATCAATGAATCCATGTAGTTCTAGTGATTTAACTATACCGCTTGCCGTACCCTCACTACAATTAAATATCTTAGTTAATTTTTTGTTGGTCAATTTTAATCTAGTCGTTTCGTTTGGAAGTGTATCTCTCTGGGCTTCGGTTTTTAATCCGATTGAATCCGCATAGTCTTCCGCCTTATGCCTGATTAAGATTTTGTTTGATTTGAGGTCCGACCTTAATTTTTTGAACCTACTTAACTTAGAGTCATGTAGTTTGATAATTTGCAATCTGAAATATAGAAATATCTCTTTTATGCTACAATTTTTTATGTTAGCGTCATCATATAATTTTATTTTTGATTCTGTTTTATTAAAGCTTGTTGATTTATTAAATATTAAGTTATTGCCATGCATTCTACACCATCCTTTTTCTAAAAACAACTTCACATTCTTTCTTATAAAAGAAGGGCTGTATTTAGTTCTAATAGCTAATTTTTGGGATGTGTAATTATAGATGCAACTGTTCTTATATAGGTATTTAAAATAACAGAATGCGGCATATTCCTTTAATTCCTTTTGAGAAATGTGATATTCTATTTGATACGCATCTATTAACATAAACCCCTTAAAACACAAAAACCCACGAACCTTTTCAGGTGTGAGAGTTTTTTAGTAGTCGGGGCTTTGTGCAATACTATGTATTGTTTGCAAAAGTAATTAATGTTTTTTATATAATCAAGACTCTCACCTCATAATTATATGCCTCAAATATATTATTTATTTCTATACAAATCCAAATAGTTTAAAAATATTTTTAATTTTGTATCAGCGGTGACTAAATGCCTGCTATAAAAACATATAAATATGAAAAGTAAATTAAAGTTCGACTTAGATGCGGACAATGTAGTAATGATCTCAGCCCATATCTCAGAATCAGATGATGTTAGAGACAAATTAGCCAAAAAATTCGTAGAAGGATTTGAAACAACCGGAAACTTAGCCACAGTTTTCATATGTCCTTGGGAACCAAATTCAGATAAAACAATTCTAATTTATCCTAGTGGAGGAGACGAGAAAGGCTGTAAAAATCTAATAAGATATTCTTGTAATGCTATATTAGAAAATCTAATTTTAGCTTGTTCAAAAGAATTAGAAGCAAGAAGATTAGCTCAGTTAACAACTGAATAATAAAATATTTTTAATTCACGATGCAAACTTGCATTATAAATAGTAAATTTACAGCACATTCAAATGATCGGTGTTAGATTTTTTCGATGTTTTCTTCTATGTTTTGATTAGCAAGGTCCCGTTAATAGCGGGATTTTGTTTTTATTTATCTTTTTTGTAACCTTTTGTCTTCTATTTAAGTTTAACTATATAAAATTATATAATTATGGAAATGCTAGAAGTAAATACTAAAGTAACATATATAAATAAAAATCAATTAAAATATAGTTCTTTAGATAAGAAAATAGAAGACATTACTATACAAGACGTATCAGATGTTGAAATAGTTGCTAATGCTTGTGTTTTAATAATATCAATTTTATCACCGGGCGGAAGGTATCAACAAAAATTATTAAAAAGTAGATATTAGTCGTAACCTTATTATTTTTATTTCGTTAAACAGGTAAATTAATAAAATTATATATTATGAGCGCCGAACACCATAGAGAACCAATTAAACACACTCTGTCATTTTTAAAAACAGATGTTATGCGACACTTTAATTCATCTGATATTGGTAAGGTATTTTGGAGAGTTGAAAGTTATGGCGCATTAACGCAATGTCTAATTCATGAAATTAAGAATGATAATCAAGCCATTATAAGACTGGCTAGTTTGACTGATTTAAGAAATCAAGAGTATAAACTAAAAACAGAAATAGAATACTGGGCAAGTTCGACTTACGGAACAGATACTTTGCAAAAAAGCAATCAATATTACTACGATTTAGATGAAGCAAAAAAAGCATCATTGGAACGGTTTAATAAAGAAGTAAATCCAAATGGAAAGTATAGGGTTGCAAGATATTTTGATGATATTTTTGAGTGTTTCGTAACTGACGAGTTGTTAAAAAAAGATGCGAATATTCAATGTAATGAGTTTAATTCAAAACCGCGCGCATATGTTAGTTACGATATAAGAAGCATCTCATAAATTAATATATAAATGATTAAAACAGAAAATAAGCGGTTTTATTTTAGGTTGTGTTAGTGGTTAGTTGCGCTTGGGAGGATTAACGAATAAAATTATAAAAAATGGAAGAAGATATTTATAAATACCGAATGCTTTTAACGGAGGATTTAATGTTTAAAAAACCCGACATGAGAATAATATATAAGACCTGTGATGGAAAGGAATTTTATGACAGGCACGAAGCTGAAAGGCATGATAGAATTGCCTCACGAAAGTTGTGTTAGTACCAGTAGCCAAATTAAAATTTAAAAACAATGAAATTACCTAAAGAAATTTACTTATTAAAAGAGTATGGGGACGTGAAGAATATTTCAGACAAGTATAAAATTCCAACGTCAACAGTTAGTGATGTATTCCAAATTGGAGAAGGTTCGTTTAAAGTTGTTTCTGCTATCAAAGACTACTTTGATAAAAAAGGAGATTATTATAACAATAAAACAGATAAGAGGAAATTATAAACATCAAAGGCTATTACCACTAACGGTTGCAGATAAGCGAAGCCGACATAGGGTTGGATTTGCGAAGGGGTGGCGGTTTTGCTTATGTGCTGTTAGTAGCTGGCCTGCATGAGCGAATGAATTACAACTAAAAATAAAATGATGAAAGAATTAATAATACACCTGACAAAAGGTAAAATCGCAATACTCAAATATCCCGAAAACATCACTGAGGAGGATATTAGAATTATT